TGTTGTTGTCATAACCGTTAGTTGTTTAGTGTGATGTAAAAGTAGGAAAAATACCTGACACTTAAAACAAAAGCATCAGGTATTTGTTTTCATAATTTATTCTTCTCCCATATACATCGCCATATCGTCCTCATCGGCATAGAATATCTCGGCCAACATATAACGGAGATCTTCATCTGTGCCTGTAAACTGTACCACCGGATTTCCCCCACCTGGTCCACACCAATTTAAAACGTTCAGTAATATGTTTCTCTTCTCCAAAAGACCCCAGAACTTTTGATCTTCTTTTTCGTTGCCTGTGAATGGAATGCAATCCATCTCGATCGTTTTTGTCATATCTTTTAGTTGTTTAGTGTAGAGCAAATGTACGACAAAAATCTGAAAGCAGGTAACTTTTTATCACATTTATTTCATCATCACGCATCAGCAAAACAAATATATGAAAAATAAGTTCCAAGTATCAAAACTTTGTCGTACTTTTACATCACACTAAAAAACAAACAACATGGCAACAAAGACACTGACAAACAAACAGGCGCTTACGAAGATGATCAATTCCTTAGATCCTATCCAGTTGGGAATACTTCGAGAGAGGATACTCGCGATGACAGAGAACATACTCGAGAACGAACAGGACATACGTAAGGTGATGGAGGCCGACGGCAGGAGGTCGATGATACATCCAGATTATTATTTCCAGACCATCGAAGCCATCAGGATCACAATGGAATATTAAGAAAACAAATACCCGACAAATAAGTTTCAAGTGTCGGGTATTTTTCCTACTTTTACGTCAGATCAAGCATCGCACGCCAGCGGCCACTGAAAGGTTCGGAGTTACTTGCCGAAGATGGGTATACTCCGTCCTACGCGACACTTTTTCTCTATCGTATTAAAGAGATCCTCATACAAGGATTCTCATATGTATTCTTTTTCACATCAGTCCAAGATCTCTATGTCTGCAGTCTCCTGGGCACACCTCCACCCATCTGCCTCTAGATCGTAGAACGTCACGACTCCTTTTTTCGGGATCCCGTAGTAGTCTCTTTTTCCTTGCGCGGGTAGCATGTCTGGGTTGGTCGTGCCTACAGCCACGCGAACAGTCCCGTCCTTTTTAGTGAACTGGAAGCGCACCTTTCCTGACTTCAGCCGGTCTACCAGTTTTTTTGTTGTGTTTTCCATAGAGTAAAAGTACAAAATCTTTTTGAATCTAGGAAACTTTTTGTCAGATATTTGTTTTCTTAATTTATCTTGGCTTCCAAAACGATCATGACATTATCGATCAAGTTCTCTATATCTTTCATCTCTCTATCGAAGAGTGATCTTGCATTTGGAGATACCTTTAACATTAATTGTTCTTTATGAGATCCTGATAAAGGAAAGAGCCACAAAAATATCTTTTTCAATTTACATACCTTTTTTGTTTTCTGGATACCTTTTTTATTTTTGGGTGCAGTTTATCCATCTTCCGTCAAAATTGAATTTGAAGCTTCCCAGGTAGCTGTATCTGTTACCCCACTCCTGTGGGGAGATCAAGCTCAAAAAATTCCCGCTCTCAGATCCGTACAGGTGATACACTGATCCTGCCTTTGGTTGAAAGTTATACTTGGAAGAGTACACAAGCTCGTTGTCTCTCACCTCGTCTAAAAGCTGCTGCCACTCTCTGGACAGGTGGTCGAACTTGGAAGCGTAGTGAGATCTGACCATACTCGTGTTCTCTTGGTTGAACACCGTTAAGTCTTCTGGCTTGAAGTTGGGAGATCCCACCTCTGTGGGATAGGTCTTAGAGATCCTGTTTTCGACGTAACTCAGAGGCTTGTTGTCGTCCATTTTTCATTTTGATGTAAATATAAATACCTTTTTTGATCTAAGTACTTTTTTCGTTTCAAGTCCAAAGCTTCTGCCTATCTATGGCTGTATCTACTGCTGTCAAGCTCTCTGCGCCCAAAGAGATCCAGTATACTATTCTAGCGATGTCTGGGTGGTCAAGCTGTGCTCCTATGCTTGAGTTCATAACTCCCATCCACGTTATGCTGTGCAAGATATTCATATGGACAAATGTACTACAAGTCTGCTTGCATATGAAGCCATTCTTTTTTGTTGCTTGACATTGCAGATCGTTTTTTGTTGTCAGAAATACTTTTTTGATCTAAGGAAATATAAGTCCATGGTGGTATGCATTAGCATAAAATATATATGGTGTACTACGGAGATGGATTTTTCTTCGCAAGAGAATGCTCCGTATTATACCTTTTTTATTTACTGGGTATCTCTTCCTACTTTTGGTAGCTTTTAATACCTTTTACTGCTTTGAAATACCTTTTTTATTATAAGTACCACTTTCTCTTGTTGGTACCACACTTAGAAATATCTTCATAGTCGCAGAGCTCGATCTCTCTCTCATCCTATCGTGTCAGCCTCAGCGTGTCTCCTACCCTGTACAGATCACACCGTCCGTATACTCCTCCTATACTTCCGTGTAGTATAGGCATTCGTAGTCGTTCTTGGTGTTCTCTATCTTTACTACTGTTCTCCCTGAGTGTGGATAGTCGCATGACATGGTACTTGATATAGTCATTGTTATCAGTCCTAGTATCATTATCTGTGTCTTCTTCATATAGTTGATTATTATTCTGGTTTTTTATTTATGATGTGGTTCTATTCTTCTAGTCGTATTATAGGTATGAGTGATAGTACCTGTTGTAGTTCTAGGAAATTATCAATTGTGTTCATGATATCCTTTGGTAGTCTTTTGATCACTGTGTCTTGGATCGATGTCATCTCTATAATATTCTGTTTCATCGTGTCGTCCTCAGTCGTTCTTCTAGTTCAGTCAATAGTTGGGATGCTTTTAGCGGGAGTGTCCATAGGATTAGCTTTGTTGTCCAATCGGTTCTTAGTGATCCATAGTCTATATCATATATCCTTTTGGCATGGAGTAGTACTTGGACTTTACGCTATGTGGAGTGTCCAGTTGTGATCCTATCTTTCCAGGATTTCTGATTATCATCTGGTATGATATCTGTTTCATTATTCTATCCTATCTTTTAATGCTGAGATGATCCTGTACATGTGAGCTCTCGTTAGTTCCATGTCTATTGAGCTCGGTTCCAGTTTTATCCTTAGTGTATCTATCTGTTCTGACCTTAGAGCGTCACTCCTCTCTATGTAACCTGTTATATTTTTCATTGAATGTGGAGTTGATCTTCTAATGGTCTACCGACTCCTCTTAATTGATCGCCAAACGAAGAGTATATGTTATAAATGTGACGATTTAATTCACGTATAGATGGAAACTCCTTTGGATGTCTTTCTGACAGATCGCAAGAATCGACTATCTTAGCGAATATGATCTCTGTGTCTTTCATGTTATACTAAAAATAATAAATTCTAAGTTGACGCATCTGTGGATACTTTGGATCTATGAGGTTATCGAATATCAGATCATTGAATACTACGTTATCTAACCCTCTGAATAGTACCCAAGGTTGTATTTTGCCTAAGAATTCTATACGATGCAGCTGTCTCATCTTGAGATTGGTTGTATTGTTAGGTTTATGGCCCTTAGTTGGAGCTCGTTGTTAAAAGTATTAAAAGATTCTACAAAGGTTTTGAGTTTGGTCTTTTGGATTTTTACGCCTCCATAAAGTTGATCCTCTACTAATCTTCTCCAAGAAAAGACGCTTTGACTTATCGCTATTACTGATTTCATCTGATCTGTATCTTATCTATGTATGTGTATGTGTGGTCTTGCGGTTCAAATGCGAACACCACCACCTGAGTACTCATGTTCCAAGTTCCAGAAAGTATCTTTCTGACCGTAGTCTCTATTCCTCTGTTGATGTGATCTTCTGTCCAGGCTTTGACCTCGGTGATGTCTACCCCGTTGGGATCTATCAAGTCATGGTAGTATGTATGCTCACCTTTTGAGTTTACAGTAGGAGGAGCTGGAGTGTATCCCAAATTCTCTATGAGCCACATCTCTGCCGGCTTTCCTTGCCAGACCATCTTCTCTATCACAGACCAAGCTCTGCCTTTTCTTGCCCTAGGAGATTCGTATATCCTCTTGGTCTCTTCTTGTACCATCTGGGCCAGCGCATGCTGATCTTTGATGTCTTCTTTTCTGAACTTTATTATATCGGCCATGCTGTTTGTACTTGCTCTTTTATAGGAAATGTTGTTGATAATATCGATCTGCTAAAGACTCCTGTCCACTCAAAATATGGCATTGCGGCCGCATTCATGTACGATCCTATAAGATTTTTTGAGTCAAAAAATTTATGGATGGCATACACAACTCCTTCGTTGTAACCGAATGTGATCTGCTTCATAGATATAAAAGTAACACAAGGTCTAATAGGAAAGAAATCTATCTCTAAAGTAAGAACATCGTCAACTTAACTCCAAGACAAAGAGCAAAGATCACGAATATGCTTTCTACTACCAAGATAGGAGACGCCACCGGATCTGCATTTGATATTTTCTTCTTAGATCTGTGTAGCAGTATTATCAACGCGCAATCTATCAGCGACAGCGCGCACACTATTAACTGGTCCATATGCTCATTCGGGATTAAAACAGGACAGTCCAGATCCAAACCTATGCGTTGTATAGTCTGAAAGATCTGGATGCCTAGAATTGAAACTATTTGATGTTTAGTGATTTTCTGGGAGCACCTCTGTCTCCGGCGCTAGGTCTTCTTGGTTTAGGTCTCTGTTTACTCTCAGAAGCATGTTCCTAGAGTACGATAAGAACTCAAGACAGAAGAACAGTGTGATGATCAGCGATGTCATGGCTTGGATTTGGCCTCCTTTTCCAAGATCCTGTCTACTTTGTAGTCTCGAACATTATTCTTCCATTCTGATTTTGGAACGTACTTGGCCTTGTTTGAAGATACGACAGAGTGTGCCTCTTGGTCGTTCAGCCTTTTGTACTGGCCGTCTTTTGTGATCTTTACCGTCTTCATATACTTTATTGTTTTGGGTGTGATTAATCTTCTGTGTAGTCTTCTATCAACTGTTTTATGTAATGTTTGATAGCTTTTTCTGGATCGTCAGATGCTGGTTTACCTTGCATTGTATGACTTAGACATTCGGCATATCCTAATGACTTACCGTATTCCAATGCACTCTCTACCTCTTCAATGAGGCTTTCTAATGTGACTACTATCTGGTCCATCTTGTCTGGTTTTACTCTTCATCATGCAGCACGAGTCCAGAAGACATGTTGCCTCCCTGTTCTGTGAGGTTAGCGTTGCCTTTGTGTATCAACTCTAACATCTTCTTCTTGATCTCCTTTATCGAAGTTCCGTACTGTTTGAGTTGGTCTTGATCGTCTGGACTCAGTCCTTTCATGGCTTCTTTAACGTATGACATCTCGTTGTGTTTCTAATAAATATCTGACTGGTTCGAAGACTTGAGTCTCTCTATCTCTTGGGCAAGACTAGGGTCTCGAATGACTTGTATCGATGACACCTCTTCGCTCTCTTTTCCCTCTGTGACTATGAGCCCTACGAACTTTTTGGCTTCAGAGTGGTTGACACACGTGGTCCTGTATCCCAATTCTACTCTCTTAGGGTGTATGGCAGTGTCGCATACTTTGCAATAATATATTGGTTCTTCCATTGGTCTATAACTGTTTGTGTGTGGTAAATATAAACTTTATCTGCGATAGGGAGAAGTCTATTTTTCTTGTTCTTCTTCTTTGTAGTATCTTGCCATCTTGTTGTTCTTCTTCTTTAAAGACAGGATTACGATCGTAGAGAAGAACAGTATGTAAACGTAGTAGTTAAGCATGGACCTATTTTCTTTCGGTGATCATGAAGTTTAGTATGGTCTTTTGCAGATCGTTGAGAGCTTGGGTGTTGTCCTGTATCAGTTTTGACATCCTGTCTCTCTCTTCTACAAGCAGATCGTTCATCTCCTGCTGTACTCGGTCGATCTTCTCTTCCAGCATCTCGTTCCTTTCTACCAGCTTTTGATACTGTTGGAACGCTACGTAGGCCAAAACGACCGTTATCACTCCCAGGATCCCGTACTGAAGGACGTAATTCTGTATCCCCTCTGCGTTGACCGGGTTTGCTGGGACCTCTAACATGGATCTGAACATCTGATGAAATTTACTAACAATAAATATCAGACTATTTGCCAGATTTGTATCTTTCTATCAGTCCTTTTGCGTAAATTTTCAAGCTGCCTATCTTTATATCTACTCCGTTGAAAGTCAGATAGAAAGTAAATAGGACGAATGATATTATCCTGATGACGTTTAACTTATTGATCTTCTTCATGCTTTTATGTTTTGGAGCTGTGAATCGAGCTGTGACCAGAGCTGTAAATTGAGCTGTGAACCGAGCTGTGAACCGAGCTGTGACCAGAGCTGTGAATTGAGCTGTGACCTGAGCTGTGACCTGAGCTGTGAACCGAGCTGTGAATAGAGCTGTGAATAGAGCTGTGAATTGAGCTGTGAATCGAGCTGTGAATTTATCTCATTCATATTACTTACGGTTTTTATACCATGGATTCACTTGATCATTCTTCTTGACCCTGGATCCCACTTTCAAGAGATACGACCAGGTATTGAATTCGACTTGAGAATCTGGATAGTACGTTCTGAATCCAGGTTGTCTATCGATGATGTTTTCTCCAGTTGCTGGAGTTCCGAAAATGATGTGTTTTATTGTGTCCATAACTTTCATTTATGTATTTTGGAGCTGTGAATCGAGCTGTGAATCGAGCTGTGACCAGAGCTGTGAACCGAGCTGTGAACCGAGCTGTGAACCGAGCTGTGAACCGAGCTGTGAATCGAGCTGTGAACCGAGCTGTGAATCGAGCTGTGAATCGAGCTGTGAACCGAGCTGTGAATAGAGCTGTGAATAGAGCCGTAACCTGAGCTGTAACCTGAGCTGTGAGTTTATCTGCTTCATAACTTTCATTTATGTATTTTGGAGCTGTGAATCGAGCTGTGAATCGAGCTGTGACCAGAGCTGTGAACCGAGCTGTGAACCGAGCTGTGACCAGAGCTGTGAACCGAGCTGTGAACCGAGCTGTGACCAGAGCTGTGAATTGAGCTGTGACCAGAGCTGTGAATAGAGCCGTAACCTGAGCTGTAACCTGAGCTGTGAATTTATCTGCTTCATAACTTTAATTTAAACAACACTTCCAGTTAGATCAATGATACGCAAATGTCTACATTGCCTTAATTATTCCGTGAGACGGGCGAGTACGGAAGCTGGTTTAGTATTGTTGTGGTTTCTTAAGATCTCATGTCAAACCTATACTCATCAGCTGACAACCTGCTAAGCGAAGCTATCGCAGCTATGGCATCTGTGTGGTGTGGCTCTACTCCCTGAAGGTACTGTGTGCCTGTGGAAGGACATACCATCTTGACCCACGCAAATGGTTGGTTGTCTATCTCTTCGAACTTCTCTTCTGTCTTGAGCAACGTCACCTCTTCGAGATCTCCGTTGGCGTGCATTATGGTCTGCTTATCAAACTCCTTGGCGCCCAACAAGTCCATGACTCCTTTCTGACCAAGGATCTCGTACCATGCACCCTTGTAGTCTGAGTTGCGTTCTTTGACGAACTCTTCACGAGTAAGGGATTTTGCCTTGTTGAATATCTCTGTGGGAATGTGTCGACCGTTGATGTAGTAGCAGTCGTCCCAAGCTGTGCAAGGATAGGTGCTGTTCCAAGTCACTGCCTGGTAAGCTGGGTTGTGGAGAAGATTGGCCGAGTTGCGTACGATCTTGGTAGGATGCTTGCTGACGATGCAGACTTCCTCGCAGAATATGGCCGAGTATATGTTGGCCTTCCAGTTGAGAGCCTCGAGCTCGTTCAGTTCTTTGGCAGCTCCTGTGGTCTCGATCTTGAACTCGTCCTGTATGAATTTGTACCACGTGTAGTAGTAACGGGCGTAGATGCCGATGCTGAACAGAGAAGACTCTACGAACTTCATCGTGCCTTTGTTGTCCTTGATGAACTTGGCCAGGTCTTTTTCCGGGATGTTTTCGATGCCCTGTGCTGCCCACTCTATCATGTTCTCATTCTCTACGAGGTAGTGGTACATGATCTTCGCTTCGAGAGGATTCTCTACCACGATCAGATGCTTTGGACGAGGCTTTTCTGCCGTGTCATACAGCTTATTGACAATACCAAGTGCTGCTTCCTTGTCGAAGTTCTTGTAGTTCTTACCGTCGAATACTCCGTCAAGAGCGTGGTCGATGTAATCGGGGATCTTTGCTTTGATTTCGTCCGTGAATTGTTCTAAGCTAATCATAAAACCTTAATTTTTGTTTGGTGTGTTATAAAAGTAATAAAAACCTTTGAGATCTTGTAATTTAAGTTTTAAGTAAGATAAATTTTCCTTGTTTTTTGTATAGAGTTATAAGAGATGGTGATATTTTAAAATATAATGCAGCTTCATTTTGAGAATTAAATATTAATCCTGTTTCCAAGTGCTGAATTTTTTTTATTTTTGCTAAACTACACTTAATTTTAGAGCTATCTTTATGCTTTTTACCAAAAAATCCACCAATAGATCCATACATAGGATTATTTTTTCCTGATACATCATGATGATTTTGACTCACTTTTTTCTTATGATCTTCAGATAATGGAATTCTATATTTTGGGTTTTCTTTTCCAACTGGATAGTATCTACTGGATATTTTTTCTCTTGTTTCATAAGATGGATTAAGGTTTCCATCGCCACCATCCGTCATATTAACAAGAGATCCGGTCTTTAAGTCAACTCTTCCATAGAATCTAATCCAAAATTTCTCTTTTTCACAAGCTTCTTCCCAAGTCAACCAATCTTCTGAGATTATTTCTACTTGGTATTCTGTAAGTTTAATTAGATTATCCCAATGCTTATTTCTGTTGTCTTTAGAATAAGCCCTGCTGTATTTTCCTTTGTTATCTGACCCTATTCCTATATAAAAGATTTCATTCTTATCTAATCTTCTGTGTCTATAGACATATGCCATAAAATAAAAGTGGCTCAGTCAAGTGAAGGAGCTAGGAACATCCAACACTCTATGAGCCAATGAGTCTATTATAGATAATTATTCCTAGTAATTTTCTATCTATAATAAATATCTGACTTTTATTAATCTATCACTTTTTCCATAAGTCGAGTATAAGGATTATACGTTCCTTGTATCCAAACTTCATATATGCCTTCAGAGAATTGAAGTGGTTTATGATCTGCCATAGGTAACTCCTTTGTTGAAGTCCATGCAGATTCATTGTTAAACATGCTTGACTCGTGGATATGTTGCAAAGTTGCACCATCGCCACCAACAGCTGTGAAGAATGTTCCGTCTTCTGCCATAAACAATTCAACATCCCCTGTCAAACAATGTTGGTGTCCAGAATGCTCACCATAAGCGAGCGGCTGATTCTTTACTTTCTTCAGATTCTTTGGAAGCTCTGATAGCTGGCGAAACTGTACGTCACCCTGATGACCTTTAATTAGCTTGTTCATGTTATTTTTTTATTTTATTGTAGTGTAAAATTAGCTAAAAGTTTTGCTTCTCCGTAATTTATCTTCTAAGTTATAAATATATTATCATCTAAAATAAAAGACCCACTAGATTTTTAGGCCCAGTGGGTCTTGGTAAATCACTGAAGAGATTTAGATCATTTCAGCATTCGATTTTCTGCCCCGAGTCATGTTGAACACTCGGTTCATTACTACAGAATTTATCTCTCTTCCGGCGATCACATCGCTTACATGACCAATAGAATATCCGGTTAATTCGGATATCTTAGTAACATCTCCTTTGCGGATACGACGGTTTGCGATCACTGCCTTCTGAATGTAGGTACGGAGTGTGTAGTTTGCTGGGCGGTTTGCCAGATTTGTCATTTTCATACTTTTGAAACTTTTATTGGTTAATAATATATAATACAAATGTAAGCTTATTTATGATCTCTATAAAATTTATCTTTAGAGTGGAGTATTCATTCTCCATTCTATAGGTATCATCACTTTAAACTTTATCCTATCTTCTAACTTATCGTGCAGTGATCTTTCAAGATGACTTCGTGTTAGAGATCTGACCTTAAAATTGACATCTACCATGTTGACCATAGGTGTCCAGATCAATAGCATGAGTTTATTTGTAAAATGGATCTTTTTCATCTGTAGTCTATTAGATCTTCTAAATCTGGATGCGTCATGTCTTTTGATGTCGGCTTGGGGTGATCTTTTAATCTATCCTCCTGCGCTTTGACATTCTCAGCCATATCTTTAACTCCAAGGTGTTTAAGATGTTCCAAGTAGAATTCATCTATCTTATAAAAAGACTCAAGTTCTTCTGTTGCATCTGGTGATTCTGGTGGTATGGCTTGGAGAATCTGTCTTTTAGACTTAGTGAAGCTGTCAAGCGACAGTAGAAAAGAGCAGTTATAACACAGCCACCTCAAGTTCTCTTCCGTCCAATCTGTTCTATCTCCATTTATGAAGTTAAGCATCAATGGGATCTTCATATCTATCGGTCTCTTTTGTGAGAACCCACATTCTTTGCAACAAAATCCGAGCCTCCCATCTTTCATCAAACGCGCTGCAAGTTCATCTATCCTCTTTGGTGTACAATGCTGTCCTTTTATAAGCTGGTATCCTAAGATCAATGCTCTTGGGTTTGCTTGATTACGTATATTTCTGACCTTAGGAACTCCTTTGCCTCCTTTTGCTACGTGAAGATCGAATAGAGTTCTTCCAGTTTGTTGATCAACATAGGATTTTGCGTATTTCTTCCAGGTTTTATATGACACTCTTATCCACTCTGCTGCTTCTCTGTTGCTTCTGGTGTTCTTCATCGCATTGCGGATGACTTCTTCTGACAGCTGAAGACCTTTCCATTTCCACTCCTCAGGTCTTTCGCTGTATGGGCATTCTCCTTTCTTAAACTTATTCTCTTCCCACTTGCGTTTTCTTTCTGCCAACCGCTCGAACCAACCAGATTCCTTTCTAGCCATAAACCTTTCATAGTTGACCTTTCTCCACTTCTCATGCTGAAGCTCGTACAAAGTCATCCCAGTCTCTTCATCTGTGATAGCTTTAGCGTATTTTTTATAACTCGGATAAGATACTTCTAAGACTTCAGAAGCCTCTTTATTGGAGTTTGTGATCTCCATCGCTTTGCGTATCTGCTCTTCAGTGATATCAAGCTTTGAATACTGCCCCTTTCCTTTAACTCCACGCTTCTTTGGCTTTGATCCTACCTTCTTGGATTTTTCTATCAGCAAGTTCTTTCTCTGGAGTTCTAACAGAGTAAGACCTGTCTCAGAGTCTAGGTATCTGTCTGCCCAAATCTTGAACCTATATGGGCTTACATGTATGTGCTTTGCAGCTTTGTCTATATGGTTGGAGAATTGTATTGCCTTCCTTATCTCAGATTCTGCTATTACGTATTGCGCTGCCCAAGATTTTATGCCCTTCTTGGGATCATCAAATAATCCTGCTGCCATCTTACTTAAGTTTTGGGTTGATCTTGACCATGAGATCCCATAAGTCGTACGGGCTGGTCATGTTTATCTCATTTCCTTGGGTGTCTATCAGCGACAAAGACTGTCCTGATTCGTCCATTCTTTCCCAAAGATAAAAGCTTACGAGGTCATAACATTCTGGGCCATATGTGGTTAGCAGAAGGTAGTCTATGACTGCATAGAACTTCTCTTCATACTTTGCCATGTCCATCTCTAACTCATTGTACATTATATTAGAGCGAACTATGGACTCTTCTATCATGTTTATTATCTTGACGAAAGATTCTCGCTTCTTCTCTACTCCTCCTCTCTGAGACTTCCTTTTTACAAAGGACTGTACATTCAGTATTGTATTAACTGCCCCTTGTATGTTCTTATACTCTTCCATACGACCTATTTTTTTGCTAATCTCTTGTGCTTATCCTTTATCTCATGCATTAGAGCTGTTATCTTTCCACAAGTATCATAGTCTTCTTCTTCTACGTACATAGAAACGCATGCCTCTAGAGCATTAGGCCAGTCATTTCTATGGAGTTCTATATAGCATCCTGAATCATTGATCTCAAATAAAGTTGCAAATACGCTGTTGGATTTATGGGCTTCTGCGATCACTGCTGGCGCTTTTTCTTTTAACAACTTCTTGAAAGGTTCAGACCTTATTACGTCTTCAGACGTTAGCATATGGACTTGGTCAAATATAGCTCTTATTGGAACTTCTTTCTTTACTGCCATAACATTTTCTGGGTTTATTTACATATAAATAAATCAATGGTGTTCTCCTTTAAGAATCTTAATTAATATATTAGCTACTGAGTTTAAAGGAACTAAAAATCCTATGACATTCTCAAATGGATTCCTGTCATCGAAGTCCACCATCACACCAGCATCACCGAATCTTTTCTGTAAAGCTGTGGATATCTTTTGAGTTAGCTCTTGTTTTATCTTAGGATCTACTTCTTCAGAATCTAATACAAACTGCATCTTGATCCCTATTTTTGTTTCGTTAGTATTTAGATCGAACTGAAGTCCTAGTTTCTGACCATCTATTGTTACGCTAGTTCTTGGTTTTGGTATCATTGCCATCTTTATGTCTGTTTCTTGTATATAAATATACTGTCTGGTTAGATGATCTCATCTATAAATCCTAGCTCTAATGCTTCATCTGGGGTTATGTACCACTCTTGGTTCTTGTCTTTGACTTCCTTTAGCTTTTTCTTAGTAGCAGTTGTACGAGACAAGATGATCTCATCATACATCTCCTGAAGTCTTTCTCCTTCTTTAGCCTCCTGCTTATGATACCTTAGCTTTTCCTGAGCTGTCTCCCAAGATATTTCGTGGTACATCAAAGTCGACCTTCCGCTCATCTTTCTCGTATGTCCAACGCAGAGTATCGGAAGAGCCATTGACATCGCGTGACCTTGAACTATAACATGAACTGGAGTCTGTGAGGACTCTATGCAGTCCACCAGACCGAAACCGTAATAGACGTGTCCTCCTGGTGAGTTGAGTATCAGCTGTATCGGCTCTCTGCTTTCGATCGATTTCTTAGCGTCTTCTTTGTTGATCTCGTGTATAAGGCCTATGACCTCGTTCACGTTATCATCGTCTATCTCTCCTAGTGTGATTATCCTACTTAGTATTTCCTGATGTTTCTTTTGAGTACGTTTAGGTTCCATGAAATGCCTTTTAAAGAATATACCGAATTAGGACGAGATTTTAAAATAGAAGTTCTCAGTCTATGTATTTGAGGTTACTTTCTGGATCATGTTTGATGTAAGATCCCCACTTGTATCTAGAGTACTCGTGTCCTTGTATCTCTTGCTCTCTTCTTTGGGTACCTGTTGCTATCTGCGCAAAGTGGTAGAAATGACAGTTGTAGGTTCTAGTCATCATGAGTTCCGATATGTTGCACTTGAGAAAGAAGTCCCAGTCAGCGACAACACCATTTGTGGGATAGTTCTCGTCCCAACCACCCAGTCTCAAAAAGTCTCTCTTCTCCATCATGAAAGGGAGAGTCGATCCACAGTGTTCTTCGACTTCATCTTTTTTTATCGATGTGGAATACTGAGTAAATGTGTGAAGATCGAAATCGTCTATTGTTTTTCCTAAGTCCTTTATGTGAAACTGGTTGAATATGCTGGGGCTCTGTTCTATCTGGTTTGGGGACAACACGGATCCGGGTCTGAATGCACTCAGCAGATCTACGTCCCAGTTCATAGGAAACACGTTGTCATCATTCACTACCAAGATCAGATCATGTTTTGCGTTATAGACCCCAATATTCGTGGCTCTGCAAAGCCCATGATTCTCTTCTAAAACGACTGTATCTATTTCGTCTTTGTACTTATCTAATACTGACTTATTTAGGTCATAAAACCCGTCTACGATAACTATTATCTGGTTGTGATTAAACTGTCCAGAAATAGCTGATTTGATGCAAAGATCAAGATATTCTGGCTCTTTATACGTTGGTATTATTACTGAGATCTTTTTACTTTTATTCATATTTTTGACCAATCTATTGTAGGAGATAGGAATTGATTTTCACAATGAGTTGAATATCCTGAGATACAGGAAATAAGATTGGATCCATGATTCCATAATTCTAAAAACTTAGTGTGATCATATCCATCATGAGTATATTCTGGTAAGCAGTATTTTATATGAAAATCTAACCAATGTTTTTTAAAAGTCTTCCATCGAGCTGCATATGTATTACAAGTAGAGGGAGTTGTTCTCCAATGACATGATTGAGTATGAAGTATTTTTGATTGGAGATTATCATACATAGGTAAAAAGTATTTATCTGGGTGATCATACAGAGTTACATAGTCTACATTAAAGGAATTAAAAGATTCCAATAGTACTCGATCCCAACCATCTTTATGTAAATAATCATCTTCTATTATGTAAACTATATCTTCATCTTCTAAATTACAAGATTCTATATAATTAAGAGCATATAGTAAACTAGAAGCATCATTGCCCCCAATAAATTCTACTATCTTGTCTTCATAATCAAATTTAAAATGATGATCTTCTTTTGTTCCATCTAGTAAAATAGTTAAGTCTATATCTGCTTTCTTAATAGATCTATAGCATTTTTCATAAGAAAACCAAGATGGTCTAACATCTAATTTCCGTTTATTAGCACCATTCCAATGACGAAGAAATACTTTTATTTTATTCATGACAAATCCATTTACTAGCTATTAATGATTTTATCGGACTTAAATCTTTATCTAAAGGTTTTCTTGGATATAAATGAAGATTTTTAGAGAGATTTAAAGATTCTATAATAAAAAATAAAGCTGTAGAAACTGTGTAAATCTCAGTAGCTTGTTCTAATATTCCACACCAATCAAGCAAAGTATATCCATCAATATACTCTTGATAAATTATTTTTAGATTCGAATCAATTTTTATATCAACTTTATAACTATATTCTTTAGATGCAAAATTATTATTAATGAATATAAACTTATCATTTGAATCAATATTTAATAATTTTTTAAGTTCTGATTCTTTTTTGTGATTTCTTTTAAAAGATAAAGATCTCCACATACTTAAATCAACATTAAATAATTTATATTTCGCTTCCATACAATCTTGAGATTCTGGAAATATTGAATGAGCATGTTGGAACGGGACTTCAATATAGTCTAAATATAAATTTTTGTCGAACTTAGATTGTTCAATAAAAGTTAAATTATCAATCTCTATATAATCTTTTATCCAATAATAATGATCTACTACTGGCCACACAGTATGTTCTGCATCTATTAGTTTTACTATAGGACTTATGAATAGTATGTCTCCTATTCCAAAAGGTTGATTAATTACTACTTTCATAGATTTTATTTAGTCTATCTTTTACTGTATCATTAAAAAGATCAAAGTCTAGCTTTTTTGCCCCATGTCCACCAGCGTGATGTAATATTTTAATTTTTTTATTATTTAAAACTAAATCATCTCCAATAATACTAATTTGTTTCCAACTATCCCAATGAGTATTATTCCCAAATAGATTTGAAATACCGTAATATACACCTGATTCTTTTGGATCTAAAATTTTTGTTTTATAACTTAGCTGTAATTCATTTAAAACTGACTGTTCTTGGAATGGTAGATTATTTCCATAAGATATATTTCTATGAATCCATTCTTCCAATAGGGTTTTATTGGTAATAGCAACTAATCCAGCATTTAGATAATTTTGTGGATCTATATTTTGTTGAGTAATGTAGTGATCTTTTCCTGCTTTGTTATAATCATTGTTATTTCTAACTCCTATAATATCAAACTGAAGATTGCTTTCATCTAATAATTCATCAAGCTTTCCGACAATCATAGAGTCTGCATCAAAATGAACTACAATATCGTAATCATCTATAAGTTGATATGATACTATTGGGTTTAGAGTATTCCAGTTTATATTAGGATGTATGGAAAATAGATCAGAAATTTCTTTGTCTCCAAAACAATAAAAATCTATTTCTGGATGGAAATGTTTTATAGACTTACGTAATTTATCGGCTCCTATACTATAATACCAATTATCAGAGACATGAGTGCAAAATGCTACCTTCATTATTTAACTATATTACTATATATGAAATTTACAACTTCAGAAGAAAATAAACTACTAGGGTGCGCTTTATTATTTCCTCCTCCGGCAAAGTGATAAGCTTTTATAGGTTTTCCATCTAATTCTAATCTTCCATTTGACACAACTATTTGATTTTCTCTTCCTAAAGCAGAACATCCATAATAACAAGAAAAATTTGGATCTGTATACTCAAAAGCTCCCTCTAATACTTTAAATTTATAAGGAAGCATGTGACATATTATATTCAATATATCGTTTTCTTTATTTCCAAAAAGATCTGAATAATTTAATGACATATACTCATACTTATCCCAAAAATCTTTAGATGTACTCGCTATTAAGCCACCTTGTATATATTTGTTAAATTGAATTAATTCACTACTTTTAAAAACTCCGCAAGAACTAGCAAAACTATTTATTCCAATTCCAGAATTTAGATGTGAATTATAATTTGCAGGAGCTGATATATCATAGTCTCCTATTAATATTTCAGATAATTCCCCTAATATTAAATGATCGGCATCTATATTAACAACTAGATCATAATCATTATATAATTTTTTTGCAAAGGTTGCTTTTGAATTATAAAAATTCAATCTAGAATCTTCAGAAAAAGTATTATCTATATCTTTTTGTCCAAATATAATTAAATCTATATCTGGATGAAAATTTTTAAAAGATTTTATAAATTCATCAGTTCTGCATCCATGATAATGACTATCGCCTATAATGATATAAAAAGCTGTTTTCATTTTTATTTTTTTATAATTTTAAACAAAATAATCCATCTGGTCCGAAGTGTTTTATTTCATATCCGTACTTAATAAAGATTTGTTCAAATATCGCTCTTTGTTCTGTATAACCAACTCCACCAACTTCGTGAAATTCAATTAAGATCTTAGAAACTATGTTACTCATAAAAGAGATTACGTCTTCATTTAAAGCTATTGTCTCTGATCCTTCAATATCCATTTTTATAAAATCGACCTTTTTTAATTTTAAAGATTGTATAAGATCTTTTATCGAATAGCTATTAACTTCAAAACTATTTTCTCCTCTGTTAATAAGAGAATTCATTGTAGTATTTGAAAAAAAGCTATAAAAAATATCTGTTCCTGTTTTATTAGATATTGCACCTTGAATCCTATTTATATTCGAATATGATTCCGTCAATTTAGTCAATAGATTAAAATGATTAGGAGTAGGTTCAACACAGTATATTTTTTTTGCCCATGGACTAATATGTAAAGCGAATAGACCGATATTTGCACCTAAATCTAATATAATCTTATCATTCTTATCTATAAATTTATTATAATAATCTTGATCATTAAATTGAGTTAATATCTCTTTAGTGCAATTTCTGGTATCATTAAAGTGATTTTCTAATTCTAAAGAATTTAATTCTATAGTAATAATACTTCCATCTATTAATTTTAAATTTCTCTTATCCATTTTATAATTTTTTCAATTAATTTTTTTGTCCCATTGCCATAAACGCATTATTCAAGTCAACTCCAGAATAAAATATATTACTATATTTTCTATCTTTCATATAATCTACTATAATCTCAGCAGTAAAGATGTTTAAGTGTTTTCTATTATTCCATGGTCTCCAATATTCTTGAGAATAATCTGGAAGATATAAAAATAAAGTACCCCCTATTTTTAATTTAGAAGTCCAATAGTCTAGTACATCAACCCAATTTTGTAAATGTTCTAAACAATGAGATGAAAATACATAATCTAAATCTTTATGAGGAAAATTTAATGCATCATATTTGATATCAATTTCAGGATCTATAGGAATAGCTCCAGGGAACTTCCATTCTAATCTATTACAACCTATATCTACTCCCTGTCCCTTACATACATGTTTAGCGTATGGTATTGCAAATTGTGCTGCATATCCTTCTGATTGGAATTTTGGATATTCTTTTTCTTTATATTTTAAAGTTTCTATCATAAGATAATTTTAATAACCTTCTTTATCTCCTCCTACAATTAAAAAATAACATGACAACCCTATTAATACTAAAAATAAAAAAATTAATAGAAAAACGTATTTCATTTCTATATCGTCTCGTATAATTTATTTTGTTTCTCTTGTCTTTCTATGGTTTTCGGATGCAACAAACACCAATGATCTTCTGCTGGTAAGTGAGCATACGTAGATGTTCCTATCAACCTCTCATGTACTTTACCAGTCCACTTTATCTCAGAGACGTTTCTCATGATCCTTGATTGGTAATCTGGGAAATTCACTCTGCCTTGTTCGTCTACGTTCCATCCCCACTTGTCTATGTACTCTTGTGTCAATCCCTCTACCGTGTTTATCCTAGGTACAAGAAACATATCTACTGTTGGATTTTGCTCAAGAAGAGAGGCTATATTAGACATCAAATACTCATTCGGCACCTCATCAGCATCTATAAAAACAATATAATCCTTTTTGCAGAAATCCTTTATGTTGTTCTTGAAAGTGGCAAAATCTTTATTCAGCGGAAATTCAATCAGAGTTTCTATGTGATTTTTAAAACCAAACACTGCCATCTTAACCTCGTCTGATGCATTGGTATCTAACTGAACCACTATCTCATCTCCTTCAGATTTATGGTCGCATAGCTCAGTAAGTAGTCTCTTCAGCTCTTCGTGTTCATTATAGGCTGTGATAGCATATGATATTGTTGGGATCATTATTTTTTTCTTTTTATATAGAGTAAATTTCTCTTTTCATCATCTTTCACTTCATACTCTGATTTGTCTATTATTTGGTTTAAAGACATTCTATACAGTCTATATCTGATCTTATCTGTTGGGTCTAACGTAATGTAATCTATTCCAAAATGATCTTCGTAAGATTTCATTAACGGTAATATTTCTTCTATAAAGATTTTAAGATGCGTATTGAATACTCTTTCATCTGTATATGGAGGCTTATCATATTTAGGTTTACCGTCTTCTCCTACCCAAAAAAACTTTATGGTAATTTGCTTATCTTCTACTCCTGGATTATAGTTTACTTTTGTATAGTGCTTTATATCATGCTTATCAAAGAATGACCATATAGACGATCCTTCTTTTTTATAATCGTAGATATTCCCTAGATCTATATTTTCACCTATTAACGTATAAGATTCTAACAGTATCTTTTCTAGTATATTAGACAATGTAAAACTAGAATCTGATTGAAGATTATGAAGTTCTTGAGTTCTCATGCTTCTGTGTTTTCTAGTTCGAACAATCCCAGCTCGTCACACGCATCATAGAATCCGTCTTGACCGTGATTCTGTAAACTTTTAGGATCGCTCTTATGACTCTGCCCTTTAAATCGAGGCATCTTCATCTCCTTCTTCGTGAGCGGCATTGATTTGATGCTAGCCCATTGCCAGTCGTCTTTGGAAGTTCCTGTGACGAATACCACGCCCCTCTCTGGAGTGTTGATCACATTTGGATACCACACTCTCTTCTGCTCGTCTGTGTACTTTATGTCTTTATAAAGCTCTGGCATCGTCTCCTCAAACGCCACAAGATCGAACTCTCCTTCTATCATCATATCATTTGCAAAGAATCCGCAGTTGAAACAGTTGTACGCCTTCTTGGTCTCGTTTATGTCTTGGGTATAACATGACTCTGGAGCTTTACACTTTGGGCATGTCGTTAAGTTCTCTATCATTTTAGTTTATTTTATTTAGTTTACAATTATCAAAGTGGTATCTTTTCATATTTTGAATACTTCCTATTTTATCGCAGTAGGGGCATTCTATCTTTTTTTTAGGAATGCCTTTTGTAGCAGAACTAACAGCATCTTTAAATTCCTGAGAATGCTTTTTTCCTGTATGAGATAATCTTATTTTTTCTTTATGATCTTCTGTTAATTTTTTACCTAAACAATAAGAATTCCCCTTATTAATAGATCTCATTAATTCAATCCACTCTTTAGATTTTTTTTCTCCCTTTTTAGAAATTCTATTAGCAAATCCAATTTTTTTCTTAGTTTCTTCAGATATAGGATGACCTTTATGTTTATTTTTTCCAGTAATTATTTTACAATTATCAAAATGGTATCTTCTCATTGCTATATATCCTCCGACTTTATTACAATGAGGACATTCAATTTTTCTTGTATTTTTTTCTACCATATTTTTAATTGATTCTATTGATTGTTTCAAACCTATTCCACCCTCTCCACCATCAGTTAAATTACATAAAGTACCCTCATTCAGATCTTTACGACCATATAGCTTTATGAATTCAACTTCTTTAGCACAAGCCTCTTCCCAAGTAAGATTATCAAGTATTATTTCTACTTCATAGCCAAATTTAGATATATTACGCCAATGTTTAGTCCTATTATGAATAGAATATGCTCTTTTATACAAACCTTCAGTATCTGATCCTATTCCAATATAAAAAGGTTCATTTTTGTCTAATCTTATATGTCTATAGAGATATGCCATATCTTTTTATTATAAATATCAGCATTTCTTTGTAGATTAAGAATCACTGACTTTGGTTAATTTTGGAAGATTTATTTTAGTTAATTTGGGCAGCTTCAGGGCCACTGGCTTTGGAACTGCTTCGAGATACGTACCGAGCTTGGTCTTCATCGCCTCAAATGAGAAGTTGGTCTTCACGAAGTATGACTGCCTCTTTGCCGTGTCAACGTATTTGTTGTAGTTCTCAAACATGTCCTTCATCTTGTCTGCTGCGTACTTCATGTTTGCGCTGAACCACTTGGATCCCTGTATCAGCATGTTCTGTGCTTGGGCGGATGGGTGTATGTCTGTGAGTTCTCCCTGCACTAATACAGCATACTCTGGACTGCAGAAGTCCATGTGACCTGACCATGCAGATACCAACGCAGGCTTCTTGCTCATGTAGTACTCTGCCAGTGGTCTTCCGAATCCTTCTCCCTTTGTCAGGTATAGCATCGCTTTGACCTTGTAGTGGTTGTACAGGTTGTTCATGTCATCGTCGTCAAGGTCTCCATGGAGCAGGTAGATGTTTGGAAGCTCTTTGGCCTTCACAGTCTTGCGTATCGCATCTATCTTCTCAAGGATCTCGTCTCTGTCCATGATGCTGTTGGTCCCTTTTGCCGTCTTGAGTATCAGTGCTGGTTTCTTGCTCTGGTCTTTGAACGTCTCTAAGAACGTCTTTATCGTGAGTCCTAAGTTCTTTCTGTCCTCTCCCAGGTCTCCTTGCAGCCAGTGTCCTACGAAAAGGAAACAGAAGCTCTCTGGTATCTCATCTAGCGTAGTTACAAGATCAGTCTCTGACATATCTTCATCATCGACATAGTGATATTTAGTAAGGTCAATTCCCTCAAAGAGCACATCAACGGGGCGCTCCAGTTTGATCGTCCTCCTGACCTGTCCAGTTCTCTGGTCCTGCTCGTTGAACACTGACTCTTGGAACACCTTCTTTGCGTGCTCTGAGGACACTAGAGTGATGTTCATCCTGTTGCATCCGTCTATCCAGCCTGGATCGCACACCGTGGTCTCTATGCCGGCAGTCAATAAAACGTTATATTTTCCAATAGGCTGAGCTTCATTGGGTACAGTCACTTGACACCAAAAATCAGGTTGTTGAGTAAGTTGTTGAACATACAGTGGTTTCATCCATCCATACTTATGCTCATGCTGATCTATGTACCCCCAAGGCGTGTTGCCCCAGCGTTGAGGAATTATCTTGATGTCCCACTCCTCTTTCTTGAGTTCATAGAGCGCTGTGACGAAATCTCTTGATCTTGCACCGTACCCACTGAACGTGTCGATCGGGCAACTTATTACTGCTAATGGTTTTATCATAATGTTTGATTAATAAACAAGGGGATGAGTGATTTTTTTACGTGGTAGTTCTGTTATCTTGATCAACTCGAATTGCTTACGGGGCTTGAAAGTGTCTATCGCCTTCTGAAGAGTCTCTGCTACTCCGTCTGCCATTGCCTGAGCTGTCATCTTTGATTCTGCGGACGTGACCCATTCTCTTCCTGCCATTCCACGTGTCATCCTCTCTTCTGCGGTCATCTCGTATACCTGCTGTATGGCTTTGGCCACGTCTCTGAAGTCACATCTGTCGTCCAGTATGTATGGAGTCGGTATAGATCCTACTATGCTGAGGTTGCTTGGGAATACTGGCACTGCCCATTTTCCATGATCTTTGAAAGTTCCATAGTGATTTGATGGGATATCCTTGCTTGGAGTAAACCATTTACCAGTCTTGTCTGTGAACCTCATCTGGTCTTGCATGCCGCCTGTGACATTGCCTATGATCATCCTTCCACACATCATAGACTCTGTTAAGCTCAGTCCCCAACCTTCATTTGATGATATGAGAGCTGTTGCGTCTGCCATGTTGTAGAGCAAGTTCATCTGCTGCGGCGTATATCTGTCTTCTGCAAAGTAGACTTTCTGGTACGAAGGGTCGCAGAGAAGATCTACGACTTTTGTGAGGTCTGTGCCGTGTTCGTCTGCTCTCTGGGTGTGGAGCAGCAATGCACACTTCTTAGCTTTGTCTTTGCCTATGCTGTCGGTGAAAACGTTCCATGCTGCGATGAGATCTGAAGTCGATTTGCGTCTGATGTTTCTTGCATTGTATAGGATTACAAACTCAGGCTCAAAGCTTCCGAATATGCTCTTCTTCATGTCCTTGAGAGCAGCTGTCGCATCTGTCATGAACTCTGTTATTGGGAAGAACATCTTGTGGTCTATGCCATGTGGAACATATTTTGTTAAAATATCTCTTTTATTACTCATATTCCTTATCTTGTTTTATAATGTTTACAATTTGTTGTGTAACCCATTTTGATATCTTTAGAGATTTTTTATCACAATATTTTTTTATAATATCATAGTCTATTATATCAATATTAATTACTCTATATTCTTGTTTGACTTTAGTATGTTTTCTAACCACGGTATATATCTTAAATTTTTAATATTTCCTATTTCTTCAGCTGGGATATTATTAGTAAATCCTAAACTTATTGGGTATATATGATCTAAGTGATATCCATCATTTTTACTATTCCCTCTTTTATCATAATCTTTTAAAGTTTTTAAAGGTTGTGATCTTGTTATAGATCTTACTTTTAGATAATAAAGTCTTTTTTCTGTAGTCATAGCGTACCAATCTTCTAAACTGATACCATAATATCTCATTGCATTTATCTCTCTTCTCTTATTTTTATATTCCCCAGAATTCATCCAATCTTTATAGACCTTAGAGTTTTTCCTACTTTCACTCATATTCTTTTTCCACTCGCCGCTAAATTCTTGTCTTTTTTTACCTAATAGAGATTTACTTTTCTTTAAAGCTACCTCTTTAGCTTTTTCTTCTCCATATAGTTCTATTTCTGTTTTTCCTTTTCTGTATCTACTTACTCCAGCTGCTCTTTTTTTTATATGATCTTCTGACTGTTTTTTCCCTTTTAGTGGAGATATTCTTCCACTATATGCGCACGATCTACAGTGACTATTATCATTTATTGCTCTATTTAATTTACTTGAATTAAAATATTTTATTTCTTTATTACATTTTGGGCATTTTCTAATATACTCCATAGTATCTATCTTTATCATAAATATATGAAAAAGTAATAGAAAATAATATAATTTAATTATTTTTATCTAAATCTACTATATTAATATTATCTTTTAAATAACTTGATTCTAATACTAATTTAGAAACTAATTTAGATTGTTTAGATATTCCCATCAATGCATCGCATGATTCATAAAAACTAGAGTTGTATAATGGCGCTGGAAAATTATCCCAAATTTGTAAATAGCAAATCGGAACTTTCTTTCTGATCTCTGCCTCCATGTCAAACAGCCAAACGTAGTACCTCGGGTCTGTGAAAAGCATGATAGCGTCTGGCTTCTCTATCTCGATTAGCTGTCGCACCATGTCTGGGTTTCCGTATCCGTCAGTCGGGTATAAGATCACCGATGCGTCTGGTATCTGAAGAAGATTGTTCGTGTCTTGTGAAAGGTCCAGTCTTTTGCCTTTCTCTGGATGGCTTATGCCTCCAGCTAATTGTACCCAGTTGAATCTATGGGCTGAGTTCAAGACTATCTCTCTTGACATCGTAGCTACTCCGCTATGAGTTCGCAAATCATCGCCCAAAAATAATATCTTTTTGCGATCTTCTTTTTTTATATAACCTTCTTTCATATACCTTATCTTGTTACTGTCTGTTTAACTTGATCGACGAATGCACTACCTGTGTAGTATGTATTGTATGTGCTGTGTATCTTATGTCTAAATTCAGAATCTGTGATGTAGAGGAATAGTGCTCTTTCAGTTAATTCTTGCAAATACATCTTATTCATTTTGGTTAGCACTCTGAAGTCCTCGTATATCCCCTTAGGTACTTTGATCGAGGTCAGTGTTCTTTCTTGTAAATCCATGCCTTTTATCTATAAATATACATAAAATGTTTACGTTGTATATTTTTAAGATATTTTTTTATCACAAAGCTCTTTATTATCTTTGAATGGACACCACTTGCATCCGTCTAGGTTCTTGGGATACTGCTTGTCTACATACTTCCCATCTGGGGTGAACACCTCTTTGACAAACGCCTTGAGGTCTTCGACTGCCTGTTTCATCTTGATCTTGCCTTGTGCCGGTTGGAATATCTGGATCCTCTTTATGGGGAACTCAGCGTCAGCATATATCTTGCGACGAACTATGAAGAACTCAACGTCTACCATCTCAGGATCGATTCCCAGCTTCTTTGAGTAAAAGTGCTTGTAAAAAAGTACCTGGTTGATCTTGGTCTGATCCTTCTTGTCCTTGTCTTTCCAACCTGACGTGCTTGTCTTGATGTCGTATACCTTGTACTTTCCAGTAGTCTTGCTTCTCATGATCAGATCTATGCTTCCTATCATCAGAACGTTGGGGATCTCGTCTACCACGGGATCTGTTATCTGGATCTCTATGCCGACCAGCTCTTCGTTCTTGAGGCTGAAGTGCTCTGACCTCTTCTTCTTGATGTATTCTAGTATAGCTATGCCGTCTTCGATGAACTCTTTGAAAACCTCAGGCTTCACAAAATGTTCTCCTTTGTTCTGCTCTAACGCCTCTTTGTAGTTCTCTATCATGCGAGTCTTGAAGAAATCAACGAGGTCCATCGAATCGGCCGCTTTGCCTGATACAGTGTACATGATATTAATGTACTCTTGGAATGCCTCGTGTAGAGAAGTTCCAAATGTTAGATGAATTGAGTTCTCAAATTTCTTATGCTTCTTTACATACTGTAGATACCATGAATATTGACAAGATTTATATAATGAATATTGAGAATAAGATATTGATTTCTGATAAGAATAATCTACTGGATAATTTTGTTTAGGCATAACTTAATAATATTTAAATCTTATTCCTTTTTTAATTAATAAATTCATTGTAGATTTGTGTATATGATTTATTATAGATGCAAGTTTAACAGAATCATATATTTCTCCGGTTTCTAAATTTATTACTTTTCTTCTATTATGCGCGGGTTTTCCAAAGTTATAATTTTTTTCTCCTTTTTTTAGATCACTCATTTTTTTTCTTGATTCTTCAGAATAATGTTTTCCTCTTTGAGCGTCACTTAATTTTTTCTTAGTCTCTTTAGATCGTTTTTTTCCTGTTAATGCTATACTTCTTTTTTTCTTAGTTTTTTCAGAACATGGTCCATTAGAAATTCCTTTATGAGAGATGCTAATTTTTCTTTTGTGATCTTCTGTTAATTTTTTTCCTTTATGAGTTTTACTTATAAGTCTTTTTCTTTCTTCTGTAAGTATAGACCCAAGCGCTCCATCTCCTCCATCTGTCATATTAACTAATGTCCCTTTTTTTAAATCTGCTCTGCCATAAAATATAATCCAAAATTTTTCTTTTTCACAAGATTCTTCCCAAGTTAACCATTCTTCTGAGATTATTTCTACTCTATAATCAGTAAGATTTACTATATTATGCCAGTATTTATTTCTATTCTTTTTTGTATGCGCTCTTTTATAATTTTTATCTGATCCTATCCCGATATAGAAAACTTCATTCTTATCTAGTCTAATATGTCTATATATGTATGCCATAAAATAAAAGTGGTCCAAAAAATCTTCAGAGCTACGACCTTCTGAGATTGAATGGACCAATAAGTTTATTATAGATTACGTGTCGTAGTCGTAATATAATCTATAATAAATATCCAGCTTTAGGCATCTTTCTGAGTCTGTAGCTCTTTAGGAAGGAAATCTTGGTTCACATGTCCACACTTTGCACAAACGAAGGTGGGAATTGGAACTATGGCGTCTTGAGGTGTGCCAGTCAAGAATTTTGACGCCTTACGGATCATGATCCCTTCTGTGAAGATCTGTCCTTGGCACTCATCGCATGTGATCGCGGTCGTCTTGTCTAGAGTAACATTGAGTTGTGGAGCTTGCTGTCCACCTAGTGGTTTTTGCATGTTCTGTGTTTAGATGAAAGTAATGAAATAGTTTGAGAGTGTAAAGCTTATCTTACGAGTATTGCTTTATTTTGTTGATCAGCATCGCCTTTGGCATTGCTCCTATCGTCTTGCCTACTTGCTGTCCGTTCTTTAGGAATATCAAAGTCGGCACCGAAGTCACTCCGTAAGAAGCGGCCATTGTAGCGTTGTCTTGGGCGTCTATGTAACTGATGTTTGCGCCTGTCTCTGAGGCCGCTTGCTGTGCCACTGGCTTGAACGTTGCACAGGGTTGACATGTCTTTGTTGAAAAGTAGAGGATGTTTATCATTTTGCTTTGTGTTTTTAAAGTCTTGATACACGTTTTTGCGTGTCTGGAGCTTCGAGTAAACTTGCCCACGATGGAGCGCCTTCTTTTTCTGGTTCTTCATTATAATTTTCTAGATCATCTATAGAATCACTTAAAGTTTTATAAAACCACTCAGGTAGATCAGATAAGTGATTATTTCCAAATGGAGTTTCTTGTAACCAACTTTTTAATCCTCTGAGATTTATAGCAGTATTTTTTAGTATATTATTTTTCATGACTTACTCTTCTTTTTTCCCAAGCTTTTTTATTTGAAATACTCATCTTTTCTCTAGTCTCTTTAGAATGTTTTTTCCCAATTCGACTTAATCTCCTTTTTTCTCTTGATTCACTACTATTATTAACTTTCTTTTTTTTCCCTTTTGTAGCTTTACTTATTTTATCTCTAACATCTTGTCTTTTTGATGGATTATTTATTTTCATTGCTAATGAAACTCCTGGTTTTTTTATTCCAATTTGACAAGTACTTAGAATTTTTAATAATTCTGCTTTAGTAATTTCTCTATAGTTTATATTATTTTTTTCTAAATACCACTTTAATAATCCTGTTGACTTAAGAGTTTTATCTATATTTAATCTATTATCTGCACACCACTCTAAAGCTGATTTAACTTCATTAAAAATAACTAATTTTTTAGTATGATTATAAAAATTCCCCTTTAAATAATCTTTATAATAAAGTACGTGCTTATTTTTAACTAAATCATATAATTCCTCTAAGTTAAAAAATTTAAGTAGTTGATTTAATCTATAAGGTTCATCTCTAAAAAAAACTATTGAATTTAATGGAATTTTATTTTTTCTACTTATAGAAGATGGATTTTTATTTCCAGTAGGCCACCCACCATTTGTACTAGATGTATAATTTTTATTTTTTTCGTCTTTTATATATTTAAGTATATAAGACATTTCTATACTAGATGCATATTCTTGTGTAACTTGATTTAATACTCGTAAAATTTCTTTATTAAAAATCAGTGATTTTTCTTTTTGAGATAAATTTTTGATTTCTTTCCAACCCTGTTGAGATCCAAAATAAAAATCTTTTTCTATCCAATCTAAATCTAATAACAAATCTTTAATTCTAGATCTTAGTCCTATATAATATTCATTAGTAATCTTGTGAGTAACTTTGTAAATATAATAATCATTTATCATAAAGTATTTTATAATAAATATGCATAGATTTTAGATTTGGTTATAGTAATCATAAATTATTTTGAAAACATATTATAATGTCTTGGATATATATGGAAGTTTGTAATAAACCAATGCATTTCTCCAATTTGTAAATTTAATTCTATACTAACTTTTTCCATTAATTTTGCAAAAATATATTGATCATTACACCAACCCCAAATACAATCAATGCTTCTTGCGAACACTGTAAGATGTAGTTTTCCATCGATTATAGTGAAGTTAAGCACGACGTTGCAGGGAGTGTCTGAGTCATACCTCTCTAACTCGTTTATGTCGTAATGAACTACTACTGCTCTTCTTGAATTGGGGTTCCTCTTGAGCTCTAGAATTGCACGATCTAACTGTCCGTTCTTATTCCAGAAGTATCCGTAGTTCGAATTGACCTCTGTTGTACCTGGGACGATCATATTCTTCCATATCTTGGCACGCTCGGATATCTCTGTGGCGTCTCTGTTACCGGTCAGATACCAATGCCACTCGTACTCTGCATAGTCTTGATTGAACTTTCTCTCTGGCTCTGTGATGATCATCTGCATCGGATTCTCTAAAGTGAATGATGCATTGAACATCGTCTTTGTGCCTGAGAAGTCTTTGCCTGTAGACATGATCTGTAGGTAAAGTTGCTTGAAGGCCTCATTTGCGTTTTTAAATCTCATCGTGTTGGGAAATTTCTATGAATTGTTTTATGAAGTCTATACCGTCTGTCTTCCTGTATTGCTCTAGGTAAAGTACGCGTTTTATACCGGACTGTAGTAGTAGTTTTGCACAGTCGACACATGGGCTGAGAGTAAGATACAATGTAGATCCATCAACTGCATAACCAGATCTTGCCGCTTTAAGTATTGCTCCCATTTCAGCATGTACAACTTCAAGAACTGTTAATCCATTTCTTTCACAGCAGTTATTCATTCCAGCTGGGGTGCCATTATATGACATACTAATAATATTACCATCTTTTACCAAAATAGCGCCGACTTTAGCTCTTTCGCACTTAGAAAGAGTTGATATTTCTTTTGCTATATTAATGTATACCTGATCTAGTTGTTTTTGTGTGGGCATTTTCTACCTTTTATATAACCATCTGGAATTGGATCTCCATCTTTTATTAATATACTACTATTTTCATTATAATACCACTGTTTTTTGGTATATTTTCTTGGTAATTTTGAAATTCTTTGAAGGTGTCCAGATTCAGCATTTTTTTTACCTTGAACATGTCCTCCTTTTTTTCTAACTTCTTTTAATATTTCTGGATCAAAGAATGAATTAATCTTATTTTTTCTGCAAAATTCAGCTGATTTTTTGCCGGTTTCTTTTGGATTCATCAACAATCTAATTTTTAACATCCATCCAGATTGAGCGTTTTTCTCACCTTGCTTTTTGCCATTAATGGAACGAATTTTATTTATTGCCTCTTCTACTGGTATTTGTCCGCATAAACACTTCCACGCAATATAATCATATTGATTTTTATTTTTTTCCCACAATAATCTATGTTCTTCAGCGTGCTCTGACAATGTAACTAATTTTATATTGCTTAGATCATCTGTACTTCCAGAGTGTCTTGGGACGATATGGTGTTTATATAATTTTTCCATAAAATAAAAAGACCTAAAAAACTAAAGGATATCCGACATCACAATAGATTAATAGGTCAATAAGTTTATTATAGATAGTCGAGTCGGATTCGATTATTATCTATAATAAATATAATCTACTGGTGTTTTATCGTGTCTCCTACGTTGTACTTTTCGCAGCTGTCTATGAAGGAGCTCTGTCCTCTGTTCCAGTAGTACGCGCATCCACCTGGCTCTATCTCGACCTTATCTACTACAGTCCATATACAGAACTTGTAATCCTTTGTCTTGATCTTATTGAACTTCTGTGTTGCACAAGATGATAGCAGAGACACGCTCAATGCTAAGAGTAGTATTCTTTTCATGACTTTTATTTTAGTGAGTTCCTGTTGATCCGAATCCTCCAGCTCCACGCTCTGTCTCTTTCTCATCGAGCTGATCTACCACTTCTACGTCTTCATAGCTAACCGGTACGAGGATGAATTGGATCAGCTTCTTGCCTGGTTCTAGTATGGTGTTTATCTTTCCAACGTTGATGACATGGATGTGTATCTCTCCTGTGTAGTCTTCGTCCACTATCTCAGCACCTTTGATGAGTTTGTTCTTTGTCGCTACTCCGCTCTTGTTCCCAGCCATGAGCATGTACCCAGCCGGAACGTTTGCTTTGATTCCAGAAGGTATCAAGACGTCTTCTCCAGGACTAAGTATAGTGTACTTGAAGTCTTCTGGGATGAAGAAATCTATGCCTGCGCTTTTTCCTGTGCCTCGAGCTGGCGTTTTGACATTACGAATTTTTGTGATCTTCATTTTTCTGTGATTTGTTTTTTTCTCTGAGTACTGTTACATATGTTCCTAAGAAACTGCCTATGATCGCAGCGATGAGCAGGGTTCTGTCTCCTACATAATTTATAGTTGTGAAAGCTCCAAAGAGCATGATCATAGACCCCCGTGTCGCTGACTTAATAGGATCATGCTTTCCTACGTATATGAAGTACTTTGCCCAACATACATCTACTAAGAACATAGAGATGATGACTCCTAAAAATTTTAACGCGTAAATTACCATGACCTATTTTGTTTTATCGTAATCCTCTTTGTAGTGTTCTACCATCGCCGTGAGGTATGCTATGGCGTCTAAAATATTATCGTATTTCTTTGAATAGGATTCCCTTGAAAGTTTAAGAGCTACCATGTAGAGGTACATGTCCTTTGCTGATATGTCTTTGCCTGTCATGTTAGATGCCAATGATGCGGCTATCTCCATGCTCTCTTTCATCGGACCATACTTACGAGATGTCTCTTCGCCTCTTCTGTATACGATGTCCTGTGCATGTTCAAGTATGTTCATGTTAGAGTATAACGATGTTCTGTGAATTAAGAAAGTGTATCTTTTTGGTTATTTATTCTTTAATACCCAAAGACAATTTCTCGCCTGCTCAGGGAAGAATGGAGCCATTATATTTGCAACAAGATTAGAATCATAGTATTCTCTAAGAGCATCGAACATCTTTTGCTGCCAGTCATTTAACAAGGGCTTATAGTGCGTCTGAGATGCAAATGTTCCATACTTCTTTTCTATGGTAAAGTACTTCTCGATGTGCGCTTGGAGTTCTTTATGCTCAAATTCATGGACAGCTATTCCACGACCATCGCCTGAGTCGTATGTGTGATTTCCTGCAGCTCCTACTTTCTCATCGTAGTTAGGAGTAGAAAGGTAGTAGGTCGCGTTATCATTTCCACATGCTTTAAAGTGTTGGAGGTACACGTCTATGTTTTGCTTTCCCACATGCTCAGCAACCTCAAAGCTGATGACTTTGTCTGCTTGGATCTGATCATATGGAAATGGATCAAGTATGAGATCTACTGCATGAAACTCTGCCCACGGCACCATGTTGTACTTTTCTTTTGCTTCTTCTATTGTCTTCTTCCTGATGTCCATCCCTACATACTTCTTGCACTTAAACTTGTTTCGGTAAAACACCTCAAGCAGGCTTCCTTTACCACAACCGAAGTCAGCTATAGTCTCACCTATTGTTGCTTGGTTTAGAACGTGAGTCCAACGAAGGTAGTGAGCAAACTGGTCTCTATGGTACACATGCCTCTCAAAGGTGTGTTCAGGATCCAAGTCTGTTGTGTTGTACTTGCTTTTTTTCTTTGAGACTACTTCTGCATTTTCTGTTGTAACTTCCATGTTTGGTTTTTTTAGTTTTGATAATTCTTCTACCACTGCTTTATTGAAAGATCGAACAAAGTCTCTCTCAAGGTGTAGTAGCAATGCTTGTTCAGCGTCTAATCCTTCACCTTCTGATGCCAATTGTTCGATCTCTTCGTCTGTTATGTTTTGGAATTTAGTGAGATGCTTTAAGAGTTCAGCATCAAATTTTATCTGTATATTCATATGTATAAACTTACATCATTCCTCCCATACCTTGAAGTCCATCTCCTGAGTTCTCTTCTTTTTTTGTATATTTCCAAATATATCCATAACAACTTTTTCTCTTATTAGAACAGACTGACGATATATGACTATTATTTATTTTATAATATCTACGAATATCAGCAATACTATCCCAATTTTTAATAAACTCTCCATTTAATTTATATTGAGAAATTGGCCTTGATCTAGCTGATAATTTCCCTATTCTCCCAAACATAGGATTATTCTCTGCTATTCTTTTAGATGATGGATGATCTGCTCCTCTTTTACCAAACATGCCGTTTTTTTCCCCACTCTGCCCCTTTCCAAAATTTCCATGTTTACCATCCTTTATTAACTTAGCCATTTTATCTTTTCTCTCTTGTGTCCAAGAATCTTTAATTTTCTGTTTACCTACATCAGACATCTTAGAGCCTTTAATAATTTTACTAACGTGATCTTTTCTTTCTTGAGTCCATGATAATTTTAAAATCTCTCTATTTTTTATAGATTTATTTGGATGATTATCACCAGAAAACATCTTAATAAAAAGATCTCTTCTTTCTTGAGTCCATGGACTCCCTCCTCCATCACCACTCTCTAATTTAAGATTAGCCCACTCTTTAGATTCTACAATATTAAATAATATAGAATAATATTCTCCTATCTTTTTAAGATCTTCTTTATCTTCAGTTTTGTGTAATATCCAAGTCTCAATATCTTTATTTGTAAAATTATGAAATTTAATATGATTTAACCACCTACTACCTGACCCTTTATATTTATATGGATCTTTTATAGTTTTTCCTAAATATAGTAAACCAAGGGGGCTTCTTTTAACATAAATGTATATTAGTTTCATAAAATAAAAAGGTCCTATAAAAATACCAGCTCCGTAATAGCTAATAATTCTATGGACCAATAAGTTTTATTATAGATAAATGATTACGGCACTTTTCTATCTATAATAAATATCTATATTTTACATTCCTAAATTCATTCCACCCAAAGAATTTTCTGAGTCTTCTTGTTCCTTTTTAGATTTAATAGATAAAACCACCGATTCAACAGTCAAAACTGTACCGGCGACTCCGCTAGCATTCTTGATCGAAGACGTTACCACCTTTGTAGGATCCAAAAGCCCTGCTGCTATGCCATTGACTATGCACTTGTTCTTCGCATCATACGCAGTGAACTGGTCGTCTTTCTGGTTTATGCTGTGCAAGATCTCATACCAGTTGTCCATGCCTGCGTTTGAGAGTATCCTCTTGAAAGGCTCATGGCACGCCTCTTTGACTATCTTGAACCCGATCTTCTCGTTCTCTTTCCAGTCCAGAGTCTTGCTGTTCATCGCTATGATCGCCTTGATCAAAGCCACACCGCCACCAGGAAGTATGCCATCTGCCAGTGCCGCCTTTGTTGCAAGCAATGCGTCTTCTACCCTGTCTTTCTTCTCCCTCATTTCGATCTCAGAGTTGCCTCCTACGTTGATGATGGCCACTCCGCCTATGAGCTTTCCAAGTCGTTCTTGCAGCTTCTCCTTCTCGAAGAAAGACTGAGCTTTGTCTATCTGATCTTTGATCTCCAGAGACCTTGCTTGTATCGTCTCTGCGTCTCCTTTGCCATCTACCATCGTCGTGTCTTCCTTGCTTATTGTAGCCAACCTTGATTTTCCTAAGAACTTATCCATGTCTTGGGGCGTTATCTTTTCAAGTTTGTGCCCTTTGCTCTTTGACATTACCGTTCCGCCAGTCAGTATCGCCATGTCCTCAAGAAGCAGCGTACGGCGATCACCGAAGTCTGGGGCTTTCACCGCACACACCTTTACTACGCCTCTCATCTTGTTGACGATCATCAACGCAAGCGCCTCGTCTCCGTAGTCTTCTGCTATGATCAGTATGGACTTGTTCTCTGAGTTTGCTTTTTGCAAGAACGGTATGATCTCTGCTGCTGAATTTATCCTGCCGTCGAACAGCATGATGTAGCAGTCTTCGAGGATAGCGGTCATAGTAGTGTTGTTTGTCACGAAGTACGGGCTCTTGTATCCCCTGTCGAACTGCATGCCTTCTACCACTTCTAGCGTAGTCTCTCCTGTCTTTGATTCTTCTATCGTGATCAGACCTTCGCGACCTACTTTGTCTATTGCTGCAGAGATCAGCTCTCCTACCTCAGTGTCATTGTTGCCTGATATGGTCGCAACCTGCTTGATCTGCTCTTCTGTGCTCACGTCTACCGAGAACTTCTTCAGCTCTTCGATGACCATTGCTACTGCCTTGTCTATGCCAGCCTTGACCTCTACCGCATTGGTGCCTTGGCGGATCTCTCTCATTCCCTCTTGGATCATCTTTGTCGCGAGAAGAGTCGAAGTTGTTGTGCCGTCTCCAGCTTCGTTCGCTGATTTAATTGATACCTGCTTTACTAATTGAGCGCCGATATTCTCAATTTCATCTTCTAATTTATGGAAATTTTTTGCGACGGAAACTCCATCTTTAGAAATTTTAATTTCTCCAGTAGTAGAATCTACCAGTATTACATTTCTTCCGCCGGGTCCTAATGTTGAAGATACAGTCATATTTAGTTTTTCAATACCAACAAGAAGTTTTTCTTTTAGTTCTTGACCTGAAAGACTTTGTGTTTTACTCATAATTTATTTTAGTTTAAAATTTTAAATTTACTTTCTTTAATCCACTTAGTTATTGTACTTGGCGATACTTTAAAGTATTCTGCAGCCTTTCCAGCATAATCGAAAACTAATCCACTTTCTATGTGCTACTTTTGCAATGTCTTGTTTAGTCATATTATTGTGTAATGTGTGATTTTAAAAAATTATCTATATCTTGACCTGATACTGATGATCCAAGATGACTAAAGTTTTCAATATACAAATCCTTAAGATGTTCTGGAATGTATTTATGTTTAAGCTGCATATCTACTACTTCTACGTCATTCTCATCTTTAGAAGATTTTGTTTCTGTATAAAATGCCATGTAATGTGTTGGATTGCTCATATTATCCTAATATTGCTAAGACTTCTGTCTCTTTTGTAATGAAATAATCCTCTCCTGCAAGGCTGATCTTTGTTGTGCCCATCTTTGGTATAAGAACTACATCTCCTACTTTTAGGTTTGATGGGATCGTAGTGTCAGAGTTGTAGTTGTACGTACCCGAAGTCTCGATGACCTCTCCTGTCTCTGGGCGTTCTTTTCCCATGTCTGGTAGTATGATGTTGCCGACCATCTCCTCTGATGTCTCTACCGGCTTGAGTACTAAGTACCCATTTAGTGGTGTGATTTTGCTCATGATATAATATAATCTTTATTTTCGTAAACTTGTAATCTTTCTTTTCAGTAGGTTAAAGAAACACCCATAACCTATTTAAGATCCTATAACTTTTCTCCGCAGTTTGGGCAGAACTTCCAGTTTGATTTCTTGATCCTTACTCCACACTCTCCGCAGTAGTTCCTGATCTCGTTTGCCTCTATGGCTCTCAGTGACTCTGGAAGCAAGTGCATCTCGTAGCGGTAGTATGGTGTTGTGTAGAAGTCTCCTGTCGTGCTTGTGAACTTCTGGCTTGACTTCTCTCCTTGAGCTACTCGGCCCGTCTCTACTGAATCTGGCTTTGCTTCGTTGAGCTGCTGCTTTCCTAGCCCAGTGGTTCTGATGTTTGGCCCAGCAAATGTGTTAGAAGAGTTTGCAAATGATGTTGATGAGTAGTAGCTTGTAGAGCTGTATCCTACGATGTTTCCGCTTGGGCTAGTATATACTTGGCTGTCATAGAATACAGGAGGCGTGATCGTTGTGAGCGTGCCAGTATTGAATTTGAAGACCTCTGGATAGAACTCGACCTTGACCAGTCCGTTCTTCTCTCTAGCCTCGACTGTCTCTTCTACGTTGTCGACCTCGAAAGTCTTGAATAGGAACTTTGCGTTCTCATCGATGAACCTCTCGATGTATACTCGTTGTCCTGCTGGGATTACGATGCCAGACGTGGAAACCAACTTGCCGTTGATCCAGATCTTTGCCATGTATCTTGTCGATGTGGGGTTGTGTAATTCTATCTCGAAATTTGTTCCGTCTTTGAGGTAGATGTTCTTGCTGTCGTAGACTTTGAGCCTAGACTTCTTTGATGTGATGTGTGCTTCTGGCTTTGCAAATGTGCCATAGCCTAAGTCTGTGATGTACATTTTGATTCTCCTTTTTTATGTGTTAACAATGTTGCCGGTCTTATCGTGGCCTGTGACCACTCGAGGGATATCGCTTCCCAAGATCGACAAAGTTATGGGTGTTTCATCTATAAATATATGCGTTTTATATTTCGTTCGGCTAGTTATACCAAGTTATTTTATAGAGTAGAGTTTCATTTGGCTGCTTATATAATCCGTATCCCAAAGATTCTAATAGGGTTTTGTGTTCTGAAAATCCTATAATGCAATCTACTCCATGATCCCCTCTCTGTATAGCTTTGGAGATTTTTTTCTCTATGTTTGCTATGTCTGAGTCTCTGAGCTCTTTTTCTAAGCTAGATCTAACTTGGTTTGATTCTTCACTTGCTTGTTTTGCGCTTGTCATTTTAGCATGTTTTTTACTTCTTTTATCGTATCTGGATCTACTATCTCTACTGCATCATGTGGATCATCACAGTCCCATTCCCAACGAAATGTTTGAGCACACTCGTCTATTGCCTGTTCTGCGTATAGTATTAATGCCTCTATCATCGCCTGTTTGGAGTTCTCTGGCGTGTTTAACGTCCACTTTGCTTTGCATTCTTCTAAAAACTGTTCTGCTGTTTTCATATTCTTGTTATTAATTCATGTCTATCAACTTTTTCATTGTATCGTAGAGTTGGCCATAAGCTGCTCATCATTTCATCATCACACATTATCTCCGAAGCAACTTCTCTGTCTATCCAAATTCTATCGATAGCATATCCACAAGTATTACTGAGAACTAAACTTATACCATATTTTCTCCAGTAAGATTCTGTTATGATGAGTATTGTATATTTTCCTATTTTCTTAATCATTGTGGTTTGTGTTTATAGTTATTGTATTTCCATGTATATCCGCCAGCTTTTTTTCTTTTACCAATACAACATTTTTGAATATTGGTAGAACATATATTTAGACTTTTTGCGGCTGTTGCCATGCATGTCCAAAGTTTTATATAATTTCCTTCTAAGTCAGATTGAATTATCTTAATCGCATTATGATTATTATCACCAGTAGATCTTAATCGTAATTTTTCACGTTTTTCTGGGCTCTTATTCGGATTTTTATCTCCTATAAAATTTAGTCTACTTTTAAAAGTATTATCTTCTTTTTTTATATATGATTCTTGATCGAAGTATTTCCATCTATAATTTCCAGAAATAGATCCATTCTTGATAGCAGCACATATATTAGAATTTTTAAGATTTACAAATAAAGCAGCTTGTTTTAAAGAATCAAAATTTCTTATTTCATCTAAAGTGCTTTTATCTAGCATTATCACTTTTCTAGTATAATACTTTTTATTTTTATTAGTCTCCTTTATTTTATCTAAACCCTCTTTTGTAATTATATGCTTTTTTCTCATCTTTAATTTCTGCTCTTCAGTTCTTTTTTTGCCTCTTAAGGCTAATCCAACTTTTGCAGAATGCTCTAGTGATTTTTTTACGCCACTTAAAGCTTTAGATATTGCTTTAGAGTGAGCTAATCTCGCTTCTTCATAACATCTAGAAGATATTACTATCCAATGACACTTAGGAGTAGATCCTCTTCCTCTACACATTCTCCAAAAAGAAAATGCTCTAGCTGGTATTGATGGATTAATTCTATAAAGTAACCAATGAGCGATAAAATGTTCTCTGGCTGTTAGTTTAACTAAATTAGAATTATCATCTAATCCACCTTCTGATTTAGGTATAATATGATGTTGTTCATAATATGGTAATATTTTACTATCTCTATTCTTTCCTTTTTCTATTAATAAATTATAATGTTTTTGATAATTCATAAGTATTTTATTATAAATATACTTAGTTGGATATTTTATACATTATTATTCCCATTACTAATGCCCCTCTTTCCAATTTTTACATAATGTTGGAGGAGCTTTTAAGTCTATGCTTATCTTTGTAGTATTTTCCATACAATCTTTTACTATTTGCATTGCCTCTTGAGCTCTGGAAGACTCTACTTCAGTAATCGTCTGGTCATGAATTTGAGCTATAACTAATCCATCAATCCCAACAGATTTTAGTCGTCTATTTATTTGTATAGCTGCTCTATTTACTATTGAGGCAGCTAATGACTGTATACAATAATTGCGAGAGTTATTGATGCCATTGACGTAGTCCCTGTATATCTTGGTGACTTTCTCCTTACCATATTGTTTAGATAGCATGTTTCTGATTTGCCAATCTGTGATGCCGTCTCCGAGAGAATCGTATATCTTCTTGACTTTGTCCAAGTGTCTGATGCGACCTACTTGGGTCTTGACGTATCCTAAGGTCTGGGCTTGAAGTTTTGAGTCTGCCATCCACTGCTTCAATGCTGGAAAGCCGTTGAGGTATCCATCGACCAAGACTTGTGCCTTCTTCTGTGGTATGTCAAGGTTCATTCCTAGCGCGTAAGCTCCCATGCCGTAAGGGATGCCTAGCGCGTATGCTTTGGCTTTGTTCCTGAGCTGCGGTGCATGCTTTCTGAGGAAGTTCTCTGCCTTTTTATCTGGGGAATATTGGCTGAGATGCTCTGTCTTTATCGCGATCGTAGAATAAAAATCCCAGTTATTTCTGAAGATATCCTTGAGTCCTTCGTCGCCTGAGACATGGGCGAACACGTGAGGCTCCAAAGACTCATAATCGCAATCCACAAAGTCATTGCCCGTGTCGGATATAAAGAACGCTCTCACCAGGTTCGTGTACTCTACTACTATCGGATCGTCTTCTCCTTCCTCTTTCGGCCTTGGAAGCTGTTGCGCGTCTGAACCATATCTGCCTGATACAGTCCCGTGCTGTTTATAATAAAAGAAATATCTGCCGTCCTCTTGTGCATCCAAAAAGCGATCCATGTATGTAGACTTGATCTTTAGCAGCTTGCCATATATCCTGAGCTTAGACGCCCAAGAGTGTTTGTCAGCGATGCTCTGGATCAGATCATCATCGAATTGGGGTTTGCCCTTCTTGGTCTGAGACAGGGGTTTTATCCCAAGCGCATTGAATGCTATGTCACCCATCTGGTCTTTGGACTGTATGTTGAAGAACGTGCCATCGTTGTCTTTCTTCCACAACTTCATGCTTATCTTCTGCAGGTCTATATCGTCTAAAAGAAAGTCGTGTCCTTCTGACAGAAATCTTTTAACTTGTGAATCTGGCAGTTTGGAGACAGTGGATTTAGTGATGCTGTATTTCCCTGAAGCCTCTGACTTTGGCAGGTCTAGTTTAAAGTGCTCTACAGCGGCCTGAGCAAATGATCCCTTGTTGCTCGGAGGATATGCCTCTATCGCCTTGCATACTATCCAGTCTTTGATTTCCTGTCTGCCCACGAGGTCCTCTACCACAAGATCGTAGTACCGTTTCATGTCAAGATCTATCCTCTCTCTCGATGACTTGATGGTATCGATGTCCAGCTTCACGCCTTTGTCTTCCATTGGTATGGTGACTTCTCTGTAAAGGGGCATGACCTCGTCCACAAAGAAGAAGCCCTCTAGCCCCTCGTCCTTTATCTTCTGCAGGTAGTATTTGTATATCCTTAGAGCAAGATCGGTGTCTGCACATGCGTATTTAGAGAGGATGTCTATGTCCGCCTTCCATATCTCGTAGTTCTCCTTCGATGTAGATCCGCCGTTTGCGTGTATCGACTCCTTGAGCTCTATCTGCTCCTTGTTCGCCTCAGTCTCGATATCAATACCGATCTCTGTCTGTATGCTCTTGGCGATCTCCTTCAACGCAAAGGTACCTGCTCCGTACTCAGCGTTTGCACCTTCCTCTTGGACTGTGTGTACCATGAGTATCGTGTCTGCATGTATCGAGTCTATGAGATCTACGCCGTAGAAGTTCTTGACAAATCTGGTGTCGAAAGAGAGGTTGTGTCCGATGAGCTTTTTTCCTACAAGCAGTGCAATGGCACGTTTGGCTATGTCATGGCATAAAATACCATCAATAGACGCATTCTGGAGCTCATCGTTGACAAATAACATCGTCGGCATATAGAAACCTAGACCAACTTCTCCTGAGACAGAGAAGCCTATTATCTTGCCTTTTCTGGGGTTTAGCGAGTTTGTCTCTGTGTCAAAGGATATGAGATCATGGCTCTGTATGTGAGCTATCATTTCCTTGACTTTCTGAGAAGTATCTACTTTCAAATATGTCCTTTGTGTCATAAACTTTATTCTTCTTGTATGGGAATAGCTCATTGAGTCTGCTCTGACGCCTTTCGCATCCGCAGTCTTCTTTTCCTAAGACTTTGGTAGCAAACCACATAGACAAACGATCCAGTCCAAAGAAATGGGTGAATCGTGCTATCGTGTCTCCAAGACCTCTACTCCTTATCTTGTTTGCCATCTATCTTCTTTTCTATTTGGGTTATTGCCCCGGCGACGTTGAGTATCACGTTTTGAACTTGGAGCCAAAGAGCGTTGTGGTCCTGTCTGAGCTTATATATTAATCGGAACTGGTATACTTGTAATACCATGAGTACAAATATCACAATGAGGTAAAACGTCTGTGTAGTAACTGTGAATGTCATAAGTCAAATGTATGACATCTTTTAGAACTTTTGCAGTGTAAGTTCTAAGTGCTAAAGCTCTGTGCTCAGCCTTCTGAGGAACCTCCTGTATAGCCCCTCGTCAGTTGACCATGCTTTGATCTTGACCAGCTCAGAGTAAAAACTGTCTCTTGCAGACTCAAGCCTGTCTTTTATCCAAGGTCCTCTTAGAAAGAGGAAAGGAACTGCCGTGTTCTTGTACTCGTTGTATACCTCATCGTAGCTCTTGGTCTTTATGTCAGAGAGTGCCCTAAACAGCTGGCTTTTGACCGCAGCCATAAGCTTCTTGTCCTTGTCTTTCTTTGCAAGCCCAGAGGCTATTGTGTTTATCAGCGTAGAGGTGTGTGCATCGAACTCAGCTGGTGAATTTAGATGTGATATGAGGTCCTTTTCGTACTGCTCTATGTCTTCTGGGCTTGCATTCTTGCCTGGCGCTTTCGGTGCTCCAACTCCCAGCTTTGCATCTAGATCTGGATCGAACGCTTTAGGATCTATTGCATGTATGAGCTCATGCTCTATGTTCACCGTAAAATCATGCTCGTCTGTAAGCTTTGCAAGGTTTGCCATGACAGCCATGTTCTGCTGGTCCATCCTAGCGTATGCTCCATCCTTTGGATCGTTATACAGACCTAAGCTGATCGATGTCAGGTTGCCTCTGCGGTCTTTCATGTTGAACATGTTCTTGAAGCTCATAGGAACATATGGATCTTGCTTGTAGCTTTTAGGCGACTTCTTCTTGAGAGAGTCTAGGTTGTTCTCTATGTAGGAGAACGCAGAACTAGCCTTTGACAGCTGGTCCTGCGGTATCTTTACTATCTTCTCTGTAAGCAGATCTATGAGCTTTATCATATGTTATAAATATCATTAAACCTTGCTTATTATTATTTTAAAACCTTCATAATTTGACTTTTCTATTTTAGAAGATGTCAATATTATCTCTCTTATTCCAGATCTGATTTTATTCATATCTCCAAAATTAATCTTTAACTCTTTCTTTGCTGTTGTTATTTTATCAAATTTCTTTATTAGATCTCCATCTTGATTATATAAATATGCAAATCCTAACCATTTATAATTCTTATCTCCTTTTTTACATTCACTCCATTTTTTCCTATATTCTGGATTACTAAGTATATCTTTCATTTTATCTGAGAATTTTTTTAGATTCTCTTCATTTTTCCAATATGCATCCACTCCATTTTTTACGCTAGTTCTATACTCATCGTCTTTCCATAAATTTTTAGAAATATCAACAAATTTATGTCGTAAAATATCTTTATTAGTATTTGATGCATTTCGTAATTTTTCTCTATGCTCTTCTTTATTTGGATGATTTGTAAAATTATCTCCACCATCCCCTCCTGTAGAAATATTATAACCAATTTCTGGATTTGTAGAATTATAATAGCTGATCCAATATTGCTCTTTTATATTTAATTCCTCAATAGAAGAGCTATGATCTAATACGCCCTTTTTGAACTTATCTCGACCATAGCTCTTTATAGCATCTTTTATTTTTACTCCAGATCCAAGATAGCTTGGATCATTTTTTGTGTCTTTACCTATATAAATTTTTCCTGATTCTAAATTTGTAGTCTTATAAATTATCATAAGGTCTTTATAATAAATATGCGGACCTTGTGTAATTCAGTTAATTTATATATTAATTTCACAACTATTTCCAGCACACGCAACTTGGTCCTTAAGGTCTGTGTTGTCTTCTGCCTCTACCACCAAGCTCAGATCTATGTTAGAAAGCGACTCCATCATTTTTTCGTAAGTCTCTTTATCGCAGTCTTGGAAAGGTGCCTGAACGTAGGTGTGGTCTGAGAATGGCAGCACTGAAAGCCCGTTGTAGCAAGTCCTGTTCTCCCACATCCACTCTCCTACAGTGTCCCACTCTCCGTCCTTTATAGAGATCGTGGCCGAGATGTTGTGTGTGTTCTGTCCTGTCTTGTGTCCTGGTTTGATCCAGTTGTTGTAGAAGTATTTTACCCTCTCGAGCAGATCTATCGCTGACTCTGTCCTCAGTATCGAACCCTCTGGCGCTTTCTGTGGGACCGAGATGACTGCCGTGCTGTGGGGCTTGAAGTACTCGTCCTGTATCAGCTCTGGGTGGTATATGCTCAGGTACGTGTATATGGCCTCGTTCTTGCCAACTCTTATGTTTCTGATGTAGTACTCGCTGTGCCACGCATGTATGCCAGAAGATGTGCCCAGGACTAGAGAGGAGGTATTATGAACCACAGATTTATTTTTTAGTTGATATGAATGAGTATTATCTACTTCTATGTCAACAGTAAATTTATTTCCAGACTTTGTTATTTTTTTAATTTTCATAATATTTAATTAATTCTATTATATTTTCTAATACTAATTGCTTATTTTTTAAATAATTTGATTCTTTAACTCTAATTAAATTTAATCCCATATTAGCATATATCTTATCCTTTAATCTATCTCTCTCTATATTATTAGGTAAAGAATGCCAATAATCTCCATCAAATTCAATTACAGTATTTCCTATTTTAATGTCTGGTACTATACACTTTATTTGATAATCATTCTGGTTTAGATTTATAAAATAGGGTTTTGTTATTGGGTAACCAAAAAATACCTCTTTTTGTTTATTGTTTAATAAATCATATAGTGATAAATTAAAATCTTTTTCTATATTTGAACTAAAATCTGGAAAATAACTAATTTTCTTTTTTATCATATCAGAATATAAATTCCGACCCTCTACTTCTCCAAATTTATCTATATAATATTCTAATCTTCCAGATTTTCCTTTACTATAACATAATTCTTTATATCTATTTAAGCCTTCAATTTTTCCAAATTTAGAGATATAATAGTCTTTAGTCTGTGAATATGCTATTTTTTTATTAGCCTCATCATATTTTTCCTTTCCTATATTATCACCATACTTTTTTATATAATAATCTAACCCTCTTGATTGATTCTTATTAACAAACTGTTTAGCTTCTAATTCACTTACTCCATAATATTTCATTACAGATTTATAATCTCTACAAGAATACCCACTGTCTATTTTCTTTTTATATCTTAATCTACCCTCTTTTTCTCCATATTTTTTTATCATGCTTTCCAAGTCAGTCTTTGAATTAATAGAGTGTTTTGCTTTAATGTCTTTTATTTCATCATCACTATATCCATTTAATTTTAAAGCATTTATACTAACTGAAAGTTTACTATTTTTTTCTAAATATTCCTCTCTACCTAACTCCTCCCCGTATCTTTTAATGAATCCATTTAGGGTATTTTTAAACTTATCATTTTCTATTTTTTGTTTATATTTAAATAAGCCTAACTCTTTTCCGTATTTAAACTGTAATACTTTTAAAGAAGACCCTCGCATTAAATTTGCACATCTCTTGTTGCCCCCCTCTTCTCCAAGTAGATGAATCAGTAGTCGTCTCAGTCTATTAATCTTTTTTATATCTTTTTTCACAATTAAGCCTTTTATTATAAATATCTGATTAATTACAATAATAGGCTTAATAGTAAAAATTAATCTAATAATTTATAATATCATCATCATCCTTCAATTCGTCTGCTCTAACCCACCCCCTATTTTTAGTTAAAAACCTATGATTTGCTGTAACTGTAACTACCAAACCATCTTCAAACTCCACATCAAACGTTTCTTCTACTCCATTAATGTATAATTTATTAATTTGTTGCCATTCATCATTTAAATCTTTGACTTTTATATCCTCTGTTACTTCTAAAAATAGCTTTTCGTTATTTTTAAAATCAGATAAGTCATATCCATTGATTTTAAAAATATCCTCTAATGAGAGAATACCTTTATTTGTTATTATTTCAGTTTCTGGTATCATGCACCCACTCGGTTTTATTGTAGTGCAACGGGCTGCTGCGTTTATCCCTACCGCTTTCGCTACTGCTGCGTTCGTCTCTTTCACTATGAGAGCGGCCTTTTTAAGATCCAGCTTCTGAGCAACTCCTGACCCTATTCCAGTCATTCCTACTCCTATTAGTGCTTCTTTCTCTGTAGTCTTCTGCCATATTGGTCTGAGATAGTGAAAGTTAGTGTATCCTGCTTGTAAAGTCCCTATTATCGCTGCTGCATTTACTCTGTCATTAAGATCTTCTTGGTCTACTACGTCTGAAACATTTACCTCGCAAAGGTTGCAAAATTGATATGGTCTTAGTGCAATTTCCATACAAGGATTACTTCCTAAATCTTTATCATTACTAAGAAATATACCCGGTTCTCCTGATCCCGAGTTCTCAATCTTCTTCCAGAGATCCATAAAGAATTCCTTTGTAAGTCTATTCCTTAAAAGTACAGCCGAGTTATTCGCTCTACCCCTTTGCGGATTTAATTCCCACCATTGACCAGTCTTACAAGAGATCATATCCTCATCGTCAGCTGAGAATAGTGATACTAATGCCGCTCTCCTTATACCCCCAGCAAGTACTGCATCAGCTATGTGGCAGACCATGTCGTGAACCTCTATCGAGCTGAGTTTATCTCCATCCTCTTTCTGGCTGAGTATTCCATCTAACATTAGTAAGCACTCTTTCAGTGGTTGAGGACCTGGAGCTTTACCGCCAGAAGTAACTAGCATTGCTCCTTTTGGACGTATGTCAGAGAAGTCAAAGTTAATCGATGATCCACCTCTGAAATAGGACTTGATCAGGGCTTTGACTGCGTCTGCCCAACCCTCTATCGAGTCTCCTATCAGGAACCTTGTGTGCTTCTTTGGGTTCGGTTTCCTTATCTCTGGCAGCTTCTCAACGTGGTGCTTCTGTACAGAGAAACCTACTCCCGTGCCACCAAGCAGCAGGAACATCGTCTCAGAGAAAGCGTGTATGTCGTCTATAGGAAGGTACGCGCAGTTATACACTCTGTTAGGAGATATCTCTATCGACTTTCCACCGAACTGCAGGCTCCTCATAGAAGGAAGCACCTTTTTATCATATACGAATTCATAAGCCCAGTCTATCTCAGCTTGCATATTGGGATATTTCTTGAGATGCATTGCCTTGTTTCTGTCTACCAATTCTTCCCAAGACTCTCTCTTCTGTAGTTCTGGGAGGTATTTGGAATATTTTAAGTGTACTGTAATATCTGATAATATTTCCTGTGAGATATTCATTTCTGTTAAAGTTTTGAGAATAGTTTATAACTTGGGCCCTGAGATGGGTCCATCAGTTTGATCTTAGTGGTGTGTGATGTTACTTACCTGGGATGGTAGTGTTGCCTGAAGCAGCTGGAGTTGTACTCTGCATGCTCTTCAGCTTTATTGTGTTTGTTCCCTTTTGGTTAGTAGAGTTGAGAGCTGCGATGCTATCGTTGTACTTGTCAAGAGATTGAGTGGTTCTGTAACCGTCTCCCTTTATCGCTTTATTGAACAAGTCTATTAGAAAGTTTGCCATGTGTATTGTTATGTTTTCTTCGTATCAATAAATATCTGAGTCGAGAGAGAAATTACTTGGAAAGTTCAAAGAATTTCTTACTCAGTATGGATTTCTCTTCAAAAGTCAGACTAGAGCTGTTAGAGGTTTTGAAAGCGTTGTTCGTAGCTGCCTGCATTGCGTGTATCTCTTCTTCTGTTAGCTCTGTCTCATCTATCTTTATCGTACCGTTGTCCGTGTCGATCATCGCATTGTACGTCATACCGTCTTGTCCATATCGATTTTTCATGATGTGCACTCTACCTGTCTTGTTGAGTTTGTCTGCTCTCTTTCTGGACAGAGACAGTATGAAGTCTGCGATCATGATCTTGTTGTACGATCCTGCTGCCTTGTCACCTTCTACGATGTCATCCTTTGCCCCAGCCCTGTTCACCTGAGACACAGACCATACGGGAATGTTCAGCTCTCTTGCCATGCCTTTCACCGCGGTGTACACGTCATCTATCTCGTCCTTTACTTCTCCTCCGACCCTTTTTGACTTCAATAGGTCTATGTAGTCGATGATGATCAGATCAGGTTTGTGTCCCATGTCGGTGCACTTCCTTATGTGAGACTCTATCTTGTTGACTGTGGTCTTGCCCATTGGGAACTCAGCTATCGTCAGTCTGCCTGGTAAGTTTGCTACTGTCTCTTCTACCTTGCTACGATGCAGGTGGACTTCCTTGAAACCTATGCCGGTGAACACAGAATCGTACCTCTTGCCTGTGTAGATGTCTGAGAGCTCTAGCGTGTAGTGGTTGACAGTGAGCGCCTGCTTGACTGCCTCAGCTCCTATGTTGACCAGAAACCAAGACTTGCCTGAGCCTGGTCCTCCGAATATTATGCCAAGGTCTCCTCTTCCAAGTCCTCCCATGAGATGATCGCTTATCTTTGGCCATGGAGTAGGCACTGCCCTTCTGTCGTCTTCTCTGTACCTCTGCTCTATGTCTTGCAAATACTCGTGTCCTACGTTCTTGTCTGCACCGGCTTTTAACGCAGAATCTATCATGATCCTTATGTCTTCAAACTGGCCTTTGGAAAGCAGATCTACGGAATTGAGTAGCGCCTTCTTTAATTGCTGGTTCTTGCAGAAGCTTGAGAACTCCAGTTCTATGTACTCCTTGTCTTCGTTCGCCGTCTTTAACGCCTCTTTCAACTGCTCTGCTACCGAGACCCTGAGGACCTCGTTGTCTATCTTTTTGACTTCTATCTGAAGATATTCTAGTGACGGTGTGGTATGATATTTGTAATAATACTTTAGAATGTCTTTGACTATCCACTGTGACGCCGGCGAATCGAACATCTCTGGCTCTACAACGTCGTGTATCGTCTGTAGGAACTCTTTATGACGTAAAAGTGAAGCAAGAACTTTTATTTGAAATCCACTTCCATACGCGTTGAGCGTGTTTAATTGTGCCATAACTTTATTATATATTTGGTTTTTTATATTTGCACTTATCAAAATGCCACTGAGTCATTCCGTTATTTCCTCCAATTTTATTACAATGCGGACATTGTATTTTTGGATTTTTTATTCCTAATCTATTAGTATTTCCTATTTTAGATATGCTCAATTTTCTTTTATGTTCTTCTGATTTAGATTTTCCCTTAAGAGCTCTGCTAATATTTGCCTTCTCTAATTCTGATTTTACTCTATTTTTTTGACCTTTAGAAATTGATTCTCTATGTTGTAAAGATAAACATATCCCTAATTTAGATTTTCTTATATTTAATTTAGTTTCTTCTGATCTTACTTTTCCCGTATTCGATTCTTTCATCTTTTTTTTAGTATCATCAGAAACTAAATGGCCTTTTCTGGATAATCTATATAATCGTTTTGTTTCTTCAGAATGTTTAAAACCAAATTGACCTTGTCCACCATCTGTCATATTAACTAAAGGTCCCAATTTAAGATCTGCTCTTCCATAGAATATAATCCAAAATTTTTCTTTTTCACAGGCTTCTTCCCAAGTTAACCATTCTTCTGACATAATTTCTACTTTATATTCTGTAAGATTAATCACATTATTCCAATGAATATTTCTGTTCTTTTTTGAATAAGATCTTTTATAGTTTTTATCTGATCCTATTCCTATATAAAAAACCTCATTCTTGTCTAGTCTTATATGACGATACACATATGCCATAAAATAAAAATGGTCCAAAGTGACAAAGAGCCTGCATGCTCTCTATCTCAAAGGACCAATAAGTTCTATTATAGATAACTCATGCAGGAGCTTCTATCTATAATAAATATCAGGAAATACTTGCTAAATACTTAAAGTTTGTGTATAGCCACGAAGGTAGGTTTGTGATGCTCTGTCCCAGTTGATCTTCGTTATACATCTCTGTAAACTCTGTTGGATAGTAGTCCTTCTTTGGGTTGCCCATCATCTGGTCTATCTCCTCTTGTGCCTCTGCTGGTATGTTAGGCTCGTCTAGGTCCATGAGCTTCTTGTTGATCTCTAGCTGGCTTCTGAAGTCGTAGATCTTTTTGAGCATTGCAACATCGCCGTCCTTGCACTTCTCTATGACATGCTCTAGACTGATAGTAGCACTTTTTCCTAACTCTGGAAAGTGTTTAAGCAAAGTCTTGATGCCTAATCCCTTTACCCCAGGAACGTTGTCTCCTTTGTCGCCAAGCAGCACCTTCTGGGTTAGAAAGTTGTGAGACGTCACTTCGTACTCGCTCAAGACGTCTTTTGGAGAATAGAACTTCTTCTTTGTAGGTGAGTATATGCTGATCCTGTCCGATGCAAGCTGAAGGTAATCTCGGTCCGAAGACATGATGGTCACCTCTTTTCCTATGCGCTTTGCTATGTATCCTATGACATCGTCTGCCTCTATCTTGTCTATCGATAGCAGATCTATGGGAAGACATTTGAGGTAGTCCACGAGCCTCAGAAGCTGGTTCTTGATGGCATCAGACTCCTCTTCTTGGGAATCGAACATGTCCCAGTTTGTGATTCTCTTTATACCCCTATTTGCTTTGTACTCAGGATAGAGGTAACGCTTATTTGTTGAGCTACCGCGGCCATCAAATACTACTATGACACGTGTTGGTCTTATCAGTCTCATCCCATATGCCATCGACTTGAGAAACCCAGTTAGAGCTCCTATGTGCTGTCCAGCTGGGTTCACGTGCTGGATCATCGCGAAGGATCGGAGAAAGTTGTTGAGTTAAAGACCGTCGACTATGAAAACCTTTGAATTCAGGCTTAAGTCGACGGTCTGTGTATTATTTTGTGAAAGATCATTTATCATTTCTGCATATCTACTATTCATATTCTACTATAGATTTAATTTTTATATTTACAATTATCAAAATGCCACTGGATCATATTACTCTTATTTGCTATTTTTTTACAATGCGGACATTGGGCCAAAGGCCTATTTTTAGCAGATTCACTTTGTGCAATTTTAGTTTTTTCTGATGTTTTTAATTCTTTATTCCACGTATTCATTCCAATGAAAAATGATCCTGAATTTACTTTATGTGGAAATTTTTTATCTTTATTCCATGGAATTCTATTTTTAATACTTTCAATATAGCATTGTTTAGCTTCTACTGATATTCTTATACTATGTCTACCTGTATTTTTATCTTTAATGCACATTAAATGAAAAGCATATGTTAATTTTTTATTTTCAGGAAAACTTCTATGTAATAACCAGTGCGCTAATATATGCTCTCTAATAGTTAATAAAACTATATTTTTATTGTTTGTATTTCTTCTATCACCAATTCCTCCCAAACATATTGGCACTATGTGATGAGACTCGTAATAAACCTCTTTATTTTTTGTTCTTTTCTCCAATTTACATTTGCAGACTAATCTATTATATATTTTTAAGTAATCCATAAAATAAAATGGACTCATTGAAGTCAAAGGTCGGGCAATGACCAATGATTCTAGAGTCCAATAAGTTTATTATAGATAGTTAATTGCCCTAACTTTCTATCTATAATAAATACTTGATTTTTAAGAATCTTCAATATCAAATATATCATTTTTTGATGGATCCTCTTCTTCTACAATATCAAATATCTCAGAACCTAGCGCCTTTATCCACTCATGCGAATATTCATTTTTATATTTACTTATCGCTGATGGAGAATCATCAATAAAACCATGCACTGTCATTATAACTTTGCCTACAGCTGTAACTCCAGTTATGTGATTTTTATCGCATGAAATTCTAGTTCTCTTAGCAAATTCCACGTCTTTTCCATTTTTTGTAGCTTTTATTTTATTAGTCCCCGCCTTTGAAATATTCCCGAAAGTGATTACAAGAGTAGAGTCAAACCACATAGTATTACCTCCTTTATTTTGTAAAGTTGGTTGTCCCATTGGATTATCTGGTTTTGCTACCCAAACTTTATTTATTGCTACAAGTGTATTGGTGTAGGGTTGGCTCTCCTTTCTCGACATAATGATACGTTGATTGATGAAGTTGCCAAATTGAGTCGACATAGCACCTGCAGCCCACTCATTATTATTAGTGGATTTTTCTATGCTCAGACGACAAGGTATAGACCCCACCGAGTCCCACAGAAAGCATATGTCATACGGTAGATTGCCTTTCTTCTGCTCGTCTAAGATGTCTGCCATAAATCCCGCCACGTCCTCTACGCACTGCATCTTTTCCCTGTCTACGTATATGAAGAAGCCACTGTAATCTACCACTTCTCCTGTTGACTTATCGACGACCTCATCAAATTGTAAACCCATTGACCTTGCGTGCTCCCAAGACCATTTCATCTCGGTAACTATAAACACTGGGAGTATGCCCATCTTTTGAGCTTGCACTGCTGCTTCTAATAGCGCAGTAGTCTTGCCAGTATCTGAGTGTCCTCGTAGTAGAGTGATGTGTCCTATCGGTATGCCAGGGATCTGAAGTGTATCACTGAAAGCCTTGGAGAGAGGTATCCACCTCGTCTCCTTGAACTTTACAGATGTGCTTGATAGGTTCTTGGACTTCTTGAATTTGTCCAGATTGAATTCGCCTTTGATGGCTGTAGAGAGAGCCCCATTGAGGCTCTCTTTCTTTTCTGATTTTGCCATGTAACCTTTTTAATTGGATTAGATATTGAAGAGATCATCAATTTTTGCATCGATATCACTCTTCTTTGTGCTCAGTGAAAACGACTTGGTCTCTGCCTTAGTCTCTTTCTTCTTAGGCTTTTCTTCCTGCGTTTCCCAAGAAAGATCTCCGCCTGGGATCTCTGGAGCGTTGTCTGGTGCGATGACTACCTCTGGCTTGTCTGTCTCCTCTTCTGGGTTCAGGTGTGCTTGTAGCGCTGCCTTCATCTCATCGTAAGAGTAATGCTTGTACGTATCCAGTGGATTTGGCTGTTCTGTGAGCCACTTCTTGATCTCTGATTCCTTCTCAGACAGAGGAGTCACCTTGCCTCTCACCCTTACTTTTGACTGGTTGAAGTTTGTGCCGTTCTGCTCTGGAGATGTCGTCTCGATCGTGATATCGCGTCCAGAGATGGGATCTGTGTAGTCGCCAACGTCTTCGTCTTCCATGATCGCCAAAAGCTCCATGAAAACCTGCTTGCCGAATTCCCAAAGCATGACGCCTTTGTCTTCTTCGCCACGCACTATCACTGGCACCATGACCCTCATCTTTGGTTCCATCTTCCTGGCCAGCTGCCAATCCTCCTTGTTAGAAGACTTACGTAGCTTCTGAGTGAACTCTGCGATCGGATCTTTCTCTCCATGACACGCTGGAGACATCATCGTCTTGTTGTTGATCCCGTAGTAGATGTAGATCTCCTTGAACGGGTTTGTCTTGTCGAAAACAGACGGGAGTATTCTCACCGAGTGTTTGCCTACTGCTGATCTCCATAGAGTCTTGGGTTGATCAGATTTGGAACCCTTTGGGTTCTGAAGTGACGCTAGTCTACTTCTCAATGCTGCAACGTCTATTGCCATATTTGAAACTATTTGTTTATAAAAGAATGTAATGATTAATATCGATCCAGAAAAATAGATCTATGAAGTCGCCACTATCTTGTGTACGAGGGTGTTTAATTTTCGAAATGCGCTGCCTTGCGTCAGGAGCATTGAGTTTCTGTACTCTTGCCAGTTTATAGGGAACTTGTTGTCCATCATGCCGTTGTTCAGGCTCATGATCAAGGTATTCAGCGCGTTTATCGTGTAGAGCGTGTTGCTCTCTTTCTTTCTGTGTAGAAGGATCGTGTTGTTCAGCATCCGTGTCTCATGTCCTTCGACCTCGATGTTGTATGTGCACATGTACTCGTCAGACTCTGGAGACGTCAACACGAAGATCTTGCTGTATAGGATCTTGTATTGGCCGTTTATCTCTGCCAATCTTTCTTCGAGTCTTTCTTTGGGTGTGAAGCTGCAAAAGAGCCTATTCATTAATGAGTCTTGCGTTAACGTGATCGTTGTCATAACCTG